AAACTGAGAGGCGCGGGTCCTCGTGAGACCCACGGGGAAAGCGGCGTGACCAAACATCTTTCTCGTATGTTACCTCCTGATCATCCGACATAACAAATGAAACTCTCTCCCCATTTCCACAGCGCGCAACGACCTTCCACCCCCTATATATAACCACATTGGGGGGAACGGATGGGGGAGCAGGATACCTACGCTCTATGAGACGCACCGCAGACGTTCGTATGGTTCCGATTGGGATTGATTTCGCACCCGCAATGGCCTCCCCCATGTAATCACACAACCATATTTCATGCGACTGCCCCTCTAGTTTTTCCCGATAGGAGTGCTGTAATCTAAAAGTGTTAGCATGTTCAAAGCTATCGAACACAGAGAGCTTTCCATACCCCTCGTTCGGGCGGGCTACGATGCCCTTATGATATAGTACTGTGTCTTTTGTGCCGGAAAAGAAGGACGTCAGTTGGCCGCTTCCATGACGAGTCACAACTTTATAACCCCGTTTCCAAGCCCGCTTGGTGGGTTGCAGGCAGCGGGGATACCATACATATTCACACCACCCGCATTCCGCACGCGCTGTATCATGCTGTTGTTCAACCTGAAATCTATCTGTTTTCTTACATTCTGGACATCTAAGCTTATACATGGCTACCTTCTCCATTCACCGTTGGAAGCTACTCCGTAGAATCAACACGCCAATGCTCTCATATCTAACTCCTTTTAGGGCGCGTCTATTACCCGTTGTGTTGTCTCAGCGACCTCAATTTTGGGCGCCGTCAACGTCATCCAGTTCACCTCGGTTTTCTCCAAGGCCGCCACCTTCAATCGGCACGCCTTTAGTGTCCTAAGATACGGCCCCACTAATAGCCCCGTTCCCCGGTGCGAAAGTGCCCACCGCAGTTTTCTGTAGCGACGCTCTTTGGGCACATACGCAAAGAAGCTCTGCCCGATGGGTCTCGCGCGAACGACCCGCCAACCCTGCGTGGTCTGAATATCATGCCTAACGATGGCCATAGATTTCCTGTAGATAATGGTCGCATCTCGATTTTGGTCCTTGCGGTTTCTTAATTTTAGGCACCCATACCCACAAAGGCAACGAGATTTTTTCAAAACCGTTATGGGCTGCGGCCCTCAACAACAACGTCATACACGTCAAAAGTCGAGAGAACATCGGGGTGACTATCATAGTCCGCTAGTTCCAACTCAACGCCCTCGGTCTTAGTAACAACTTCCGCAACGCCGTCCCGCACTTCAATTCTAATGAATGGTAGTTCCTTACTCATTCGACTATCTCCTCATAGCCAACAATTCCCCGAACATCGCTTGTAGCTCCGGATCATGGCTCATTAGGCAACGCATTGCACCGGCCCGATCCGGAAACTCATGTTCACAGACGGGACACAACACCCCGCGCCCCCGTGTCCAGTAACGCCACGCCGTATTCGCCACGTGCTTTCGCCCCACTAACTGCCGCTTTGTTGCTACTCCGAACATGCTTTCACCCCCTTGGCCTTAGCAATGGCCTCATGGATCATCTTCATTGTCTGTTGCATTTCGTAGAATGTTCGGTCAGGCCCATAGACTGCCTCGAAGTGTTCGCACGCCGCCAGCAGGTCCGGGGCAGCGGCGTGCAGCGGGCACTGGAAATAAGCCGCATCCATTGGACCCCGGAGAAAGTGTAGCTCGCAACCACACTCCGCCTGTGCACTGACTTCATTCTCCTGCATCCACAAATAAGGTTCCGGTTCTATCGCCATAGTTTATACCCCTTTTGCCCCTAGATTCCAATTCATCCAGTCGGGAGCAACCCCGATGCAAGGGGCGTTACACCGGGGCGCCGCCCGACAGACAACACCACACTATGCCTTTTCCTGGGCATCTTTTTGCATGGCAGCTACCATCATTAAGCCAAAAGCATCATTGTACACAGGCAGCAATTCCGGCCAGACAGTTTCTAGCTCGGAACGTCCACCAGCGGCTTGCACCACCTTGACAAAGTTAAACAGGATGCTTTCCGCCTGATTGAAATCCTCTTGTTTACCCATAACTTGAATCCTCCTTTAGACAGCAATCAATACAATCCACAAGCGGAACATCAACATACATGAAAACTCGCCCATCTTTACCTTGTCGCCAGACCGTCCGATGGGCCGCACTCCGCCTCGCCAGCTTGAGTGCACCCTTTAGGTCCGCAATCAAGTCAAGCGTGTCTTGTTCGTCAAGATGTAGTTGGACAGTTTTCATAGTCTGATTGCTCCTGAAGTTCCTCTGCTTGGCGGTCTGCATAGTCGTCATCGTCAAGCACAGGGTAATCAGCTAGCGCGTCCTCAATAGCGTCCGCAATGTGCACCTGATCCGATCCCCTCTCAACGAGAATAATCTCTAACCAACCAACCGTCCAATGATCAAACCGATGCACCTCAACACTATTGGATTCACCCCCCAACCGTTTTAGCGCCGTGGCGAAATTAGATTGCTCTAGCGCCCCGCTGTCTCGTGTGCGACCGGCCAGCACTACTATCCAGTCCTGTCGATCGGGCAAAAATGCGCCCTTTGAATCGAACACAGTGGGTTGAAACTCGCTATACGTTATCATGTTATTGTTCTCCAAGCTCTTTGTACTCCGCATCAACGATAGCCATTGCGGCGTCGTACACCAGACAGAGGGCAGTAATTGCCTTGCGGTGATCCACAGGAGTAAACGCATTTGGGTTATCAGCCAACCAATCCATTAGACCTACTGCGTCTTCACTAGCTGCGTTAGCGTCACCTAATGTCGACATTATTTCACCCCTTCTGGTTCTTTCCATGAGCATACCCGAAAGACATCCAACCACCGCCCTGCGATGATATACCCAATGTGCCGACGCCGTCCGTCTTTAGTATATCGGTAGATTTTAGTCGCGTGCTGTCGGCAAAAGTGCCGCAACAACCATTTTCTCGGCGGGTTATTCCCGATATGGAAGGTTTCACCAGTCTGCCGGTCACGCACCATCAACCCTAGTGTAATCATTATTTCGCCCCTTATTCACACCCGCACCATTACGGGAGTCTATCCACACAATCCCAAGGGTAAACGGGCTGGGTGTCACCAGCGCCCCGGAACGCAGCCCGTATCCCTTTGGGCAAGGCGTACCACACCGCCAGGCATAACCGCTGGTCAGTGTAGTGTTCAATCCGCCCGTCCGAGTACAACAATCGCGCCCTTGCTGTGTTTCCTAATCGCATCGGTCTAGCTCCTATCATGTGCAATCCTCCGCCTAGCCGGGCTAGGGTTAATGTTGTCAATCTACATCCGGGATGAGCCGCACTGTTTTGCAGATGCGACATTCTATCTCTTCATGGCTTAGCACGCGCCAGTCATGCGTACAGGCAGCAATTACAGCGTCCTGTACGGCGTCTGCGGCGTCTGCGGTGGGATATATTGGCGGCCACGGCTGGCTGTGCAGACGGCATCGTGCTAGTGCGTAGCATCGGCTGGGCTCGCAGGCATCGACTAGGTTGCCGTTGCTGCTGACGCGAACCTGCCGCACCACGCCGTCGACAATGGTATACGCTAGAGCATTTTGTTTCGTGCTCATAATTCAGCTCCTTATGTTAGTCAGCGCCATACGCGCACTCAATACGTTGCTCGGTGTGCGCATCAAACAGGGCGCCGTCCTCATAATTCACAGCGACAGCTACTACCTGCCAACCGTCCGGGCGGTTGTCTCGAATCGCCGAACATATTAGTGGCCATTCTGCCCGAACTGTCGAAAACGCTAGGGCGGCGCCATCACTGGTTATGAAAAATAGTGGGTCGCCACCGGGCCAAGCGGTGGGACCATGCTGTAGCCATCGCTTTACGTCGCGCACAGATAGCGGTCCGTCGTAGCCTAATGGGATTGGTGTCTGTAGATTGTGGTATGTTTGCATAATTCGCCCCTTATTCGTTAGCCTGCACCCTATGCGCAGGCGTTACGTCTATCCGGCTAGGCTGTGTTACTGATTCGCCCAACTTGGCAATCAACGTGGTCGCTCCCCACTTTCGCCCCGCACCACATGCAACGGTTGTGTCGGTGTCGGTTTAAGGCAATATTGGTGGCCAGGGCGCCAGAATAGCACTTGCCACACTGTCGTTGCCGTTCGTCGGCTGCGGCCAGTTCTGCCATGTTTAGGAAAACGGTCTCGCTGCCCCTTACTGGCAAACCGCCGGGTTTTGATAATAGCTCTGCATAGATCATTGGTCGTGCCCCTCTGTGTAAACATTTCCACACTGTCCTAACCCCCTGTCGCACAAGGGTTTACAAGTGACGGAAATCCGTCATAATTTTGGGAGATTCCTGTCACAATTCTGACAGACATCTGTCACTTTTTACAGCGCTCGTAAGTGCCCATCTCATAAGGATTTATGTTCTTTTTATCGTCATAGTGCCCGACAGGAATCGAACCCGTCTTTCGCCCGCCTACTCCAACTCCGGGGCCGTTTGGAGCTGGTGGATAGGTGCTAGGCACTCCCGCACAACGGATGTTCACACCGTATTATCGTCATTTTGATCGGCTGGCGCCGTGAGTATATCGCCGAGCTCGTCAACCAGGTCGTCGGATACTGTCACTTCTTCTGTGTCCATAATCATTACCCCTTTGCGTTAGTGTATGTTGTTGTCAATGAACACTCTAAGCCTACAACATGATTCGCCGGTTGTCAAGGTAATCTCAAGAATAATTGTAAACCCTTACCCACTAGGCACTTATGATCGACGAGTTAGATAGTTGTTAGGTCCGACTGGTGGATATCGGAGTCTGTTTGTCGCCCGGATACCTGGCGGCGGGTAGATGCCGGATGTTGGATGTCGTCGGCCCCCTACCATACACGACATGCAGTGTCGGAATGATTACCAACCGTGGGCAAGATTCCCGACATGGGCTGTCCTGGGGTGTGCGGTGTGCACAACGGGGGCTGGTTCCCGACATGCGGTGTCCAATGTGCATCGGGTGCATAATGCGACAAACGGTGGGGGGTACAGGCCCATAACGTTTTGCCGATAGTAGAGATTTATCACCTCTCGCCCCATTCGACGCCCCTGTATTTTTTGCCGGGCCCCCAAAATTTCACAAAAAAGTGGCCTGAATTTTAGGCCAGACCGGCAAACACCAAGAATTTTACTAAAACTTGGGACTTTTTCCGATATTCCTGTTGACCGCGGGCCTTCTGCACCGTATAAAGATAGTAACACACCTGCCGCGCCTCTCCCCTACAAGGGTGACGCGCATCAAGGGCAGGTTTTTTATTGTGGCCATGTGACGATTGAAGTGAAAAGTGCCCACTAGTAGCCAAAAACAGCAAAATACTAAATTCTGGCCGATTAGTAATTGATTCCTAATGAGTAAATGGGGCCGCTTTTTGCGTTGACAATTTGGGGTTTAGAGCCTAAAATAGGGTACCAAAGCGACATTATCGTGGAGATCGACCTAAATGCACGGCAATCTGGAGCACCCCTTCGTTTTAGTCCCACACGAATCAGGAGAGGCGTCGTCCAGTGTGCGATGTGCGGGACGATCTTCTCAACAAAATATATGCAGTCGATTGGTGGATGCCCAGAATGTGGAAAGAATTGGGAAGACTTCATAAATCAAACAAAAGAGTTCTGCGAGGAAACTCATGGCCAAGAAGATGACATATTTGGAGGCGCAGGCTCGCCTGGATGCGGGCGAGGGTGATCTTCCTCGGTGTCGGGCAGTGGCTTCAGTTTGTGGTGGTCGTTTGGAGCCGGTGCCATACCATGATGCTTACTATTGCGTGAAGTGTGGCAAGACCATTGGCAGGATAGACCTCCTACAGCGTGTAAGGGACGGTGCCTAATGCCTAAACCCAAGAGTGTCTACCCTGTAACGAGCGGTAATAGAGATGATGGCAGTGAGTGGCAGGTCTTAGGCATATATAGCACTAGAGCACTAGAGCACTAGAGCACTAGAGGAGACCACGATATGAAGTCCGATTCCCAATTCGCAAAAAGCGCCACCATTCGTAAACTCCTGACCGACTCCAATATCGTAGGGGTCGCCAAGGGTACTAAGAAGCGCGGTGGTCGTCCCACCAGTATACAAGCTGTAGTATTCTTTGTACGTAAGAAGCTGCCGCCTAGTGCGCTAACCACGGAGACAATGATCCCAACGCAAGTCTCATTGGAGTGCGGACTTAAACTGCATCCATATAGAACGGATGTCGTCGAAGTTGGTGACATTTGGGCGCTCAGCGCGTCCCCAAAAGCAGTTAATCTCAAGAAGCGACATCGACCGGCATTCCCAGGGGTGAGTATCGGACACAAGGACATTACAGCCGGGACGTTCGGATTCGTTGCGCGCCCGGGGGGCACAAAAGTCCCCGTCATTGTCTCCAATAACCATGTCTTAGCCAATAGTAATGCCGCCAAGATCGGGGACGCCATTTTGCAGCCCGGACCTGCGGATGGTGGTTTCGCCGCGTTTAGTAGAATTGGAACGCTACACGGGTACATTCCGATATCATTCAGTGAGGAGCCTAATAAATGCCCCGTTGTTAAGGCTGCTACCAAGGTTATGAATCTCGTATTGTGGGCTACGGGCCGCAAAACTCGTCTCATTGCTACCTCGATTAGAAGCGACGTAAATCTAGTAGACGCCGCCTATGCAATGCCCACAAAACTCGATGATATCACCGATGAATTTGTTGGAACGGGCTGGTCACCAATAGATGACTTTGCACCCGCGTTCCCAGGCGATATAGTATACAAGAGGGGTCGCACCACGGAAACCACAACCGGCGTCGTACAGTACACGGGAGCTACCGTCAAGGTCAACTACGGTAGTGGAAAGATTGCAACCTTCGAGGACCAGATTCTACTGAGCGCTATGAGTCAGGGCGGCGATTCCGGTAGTGCAATCGTAACAATAGGTAGCGATCACGGCCGCGCAACGCTCGTTGGCCTGTTGTTTGCTGGCTCCGAACAGATAACGATCGCAAACACGGCGCTCAACGTATTAGGTGCGTTGCGCTTGGAGATACCATAATGAATTCCGATTTCAGAACAGTCCGCCTGGAGAAATTTTGTGTTGGACTCAGCCAAAGACTCGATCGTTATCTATGTGAGACGGAGGCCACCTTCCTGGAACACGCAGCAGGTGACATCATTGCGCAGGTTCGTGGGTTCGTCTGGGGCGAACGGGTAGACGCTCTATCTATATCGCACCCATCTGATTGGTGGCAGGCTTTTAAGGACCGCTGGTTTCCTCGGTGGCTGTTGAAAAAGTACCCAGTTAAGTTTACCAAGCATTGTTTTGACGTGCGGGCGTTGTACCCAAACTTTAAGCCATCAGTGCCAACGGAAAAGTACAATCTTATGGTTGTAGAAGTATGAACGTATTGAGTACGTTGCGCTTGGAGATACCTTGAACTTAAAGGAGCCTAATGATGGCCAAGTTCCGAAGTCGAGAGGTAGTTAGTGCAGTACAGTTTCAGCCTGGTAGGGGAATCTCTGGTGTCTTAGAGGACCGAAGTGCTCTTGCGGGAACGGTCTACAGACTCATATCCGATAATGTTGACCATATCGTTATGCCAATTCCAATTCAACCTGGGGATTGGATTGTGGCCGATCAGGATGGCTATCGCTCGATAGTCAAGGAACGTGACTTCCTCACGCTGTATGAGCCCCTGGAGCACGCCGCTTGCTAATGCCTGGAGATAACATAATGCGGGTTAAGCCACTGTTGCCTAGAATTTTAGGTAGTCAGAATGGTACCATAACGAACAGTAACGTCGATGACCTTGGAGGAGCACAGATGCCCAAACACTGGGAAGACTTCCTACGAAAGATCGCCTCCGGTGAACCAATGGCGCTACATGGCTGCGAATTGACGGCACCCCACCTGGCAAGTTGGTCGCCATCGTGTCTCTTGGAAGCGTTCTACTACTATCTCTTACGAGAGGGTATAATTCAGGAGGAGCCAACCGAGAGTGGGGACCCTTAGAATGATCCCAAAACTATGTCACTTCATCTGGTTGGGGTCGCCACCCCCTGCATGGGCGACCGCGAACATGGAGACCTTTCGACAATTTCACCCCGATTGGGAAGTAAAATTGTGGGAGGACGTTCCTGACAGGTTCCCAACGGCCCTCCGCTGTCGGTGTGATGAAAACCCCATCTTCTCAAAGAAGAGTAACATAATACGATATTGGTTGCTTTCGACTTACGGCGGCGTCTATGTTGACTCCGATGTGATAACCTTCCGATCATTCAACCCGCTATTGAAGTACACGGCGTTTACCTATGCCTGGCATCAAACTAAGAACGCCTGTTATAATGGCGTCTTAGGTGGGCAACAGGGATGCGCGGCCTTCAGATTCTTGGTTGATGTCTACATGAAGCGTGAGGAGCAACTATCCAAACACCATACAGGGAGGGGTGCCCGGCTAGTACACTACTGCTGCTCTCATGGAATGATGGAGCTTCTCCCCGCACACTATTTCAATGTTTTACCGGAGCCTGAAGACTGTAGGAAGTTTTGGAAAGCATCCCTAACGGAGCGCAAAATCCTTCTAGATAGCACTAAATCCAAGTGGGTAGATGGGGTTCCCCCATTTGGGCTGCACCTATTTAAGACTTTTCGTGAAGTTGGCGCCCCAAGAGCGAGTGAATGATGCTAACTCTCAAAGATTATCTCAATAAGTACGCTGGTTACCGATTCATAATTGTGGGTAAGGGCATTACCCCCTACGACTATGAGAACCTAACGAAGATAACGGACCCCATCATCTTCTTGAATGATGCTGTCCTCCTAGAAGATAAGGTGACTAAATCCATTGAGACTTTCTTGGTAACGGCCCACAAATCCATGAAGGTGCTCCTCACATCGAATAGAACGAGTACACTTGTCTTACCCCAGGGACCGACCAAGAACCCGCCAGCAGGCATCGAACACATTCACAATCGAGGTCGTATCTTCGCGCGGGACCTCAATCCCACTGAACATGGCACAATCGTTGGATATGATTGGAGTGGATACAAGGATAAAAGTCTACTCAAACTCTCTAGAGAGGAAGCGGCTGTGTCCGGGTCATTATATAAGGCCGGAAGCGTGTGTCATCTAGCCACACATTTCGCGTGGATTTGTGGCGCCTCCGAGATCGTGTACATTGGGTGCGACGGAAACACTCCTTCTAAACTAGGAAGTCCCTATGATCCCCGATTGTCCATACTATCCAGTGGTCGAGGGCAAGGTATCTTTCCAGAACTCCGCAACCTGCAAGAAGAAGAGTGCAAACTATTAGACATTGACTACACGTACGTTCAGGACGCCGATTTACCCAACATTATACCACGGATCGCGCACTTTGTGTGGTTGGGGCCTAAACCCAATTGGCTTCAAGGTATTATGGACGCCTTTCGAGCGCATAATCCTCGTTGGAAGATCAATCTGTGGACGGGGCGCCCCCCAACATTTCAGGATGATTTGGTCCCCGCATGGTCTAGTTGTGAACAACTTTGTCAACGCGCCGATATCTTATACTGTTGGCTACTCTATCATTATGGTGGTGTCACCCTCAATACTGATCTTATAACACGTAAAAGTTTTGATCCGCTGCGCAAGAAGGGACCTGCCTGGACTACACTCCACGAGGGCTCTAAGAAGCTAACCAATGGGTGTATGGGTGCTATTCGCCACAGTAATGCGTTCATGCGGTGCCTTGCCAGAATACCGAAGATAACGCCGGAGACGGAGCGCCGCCCTCGCACACGCTTCGGACCAAGTATGCTAACTGGACTCTTTACAGAAAACGGCGATAGTGATATGCGCATCCTACCGTGGAGTTATTTTTATCCGTGGTCCTGGCGGGAACGTGAGAAAGCGCGGGCCTTTTGGAAAGCGCCCGAAGCCGCCCGTATAGAGATGCTTGGAAAGAAAGACCCCTATGCCGTCCACCTGTGGGGCATCGAAGGCAGTAGCGGGAGGAAAGTATAATAATGACTACGCCGCAAGAAGATGTAGCGCACGCCATCAAAGATCACCTTAATTGGGCGCCAAAAGATGTGCGAAATGCTGCTGAGATAGGCGTCTACCGTGGTGCATTATCCAAGTGGCTCCTTACCACTTTTGCAAATTTACATCTTGTAATGGTTGATACGTGGAAAACCAATCAAACATTAGATTGTGAATTGCGAGAGGGGTTCCGCCCACAAAAGTGGTGGGATAAAGTGCACCGAGAAGCCCTAGATAAAACATCACCATTTAGCAATAGACGCTCCGTAGTTAAAAAGCCTTCCCTACTTGCGGCAAAAGATTTTCCCCTTGATTTCTTCGATTTCGTATTTATTGACGCCGGGCACCAATATCCTGAAGTTCTCAGTGACATTCAAGTATGGACTCCAAAGGTAAAACATGGTGGCGTGGTTTGTGGACACGATATAGACAACCCCCGTAGACACGCCAAGACCTTTAATTGGCGTGTCCGGCAAGCAGTAGAAAAATATCTCTCTAACAACCCTGGTTCTCTGCTTCTCGGCCCCCCAGAGACAATGACCTGGTTTTTTGTGAGACCCTAATATGTTTATTAGCCCACACGATAAATTCGTATTCGTCTCCACGACCAAATGTGCCACCAATAGTATGTGGGAGCTACTCCCCAAGGTGTTCCCGGATGGCTACTTTTTGGTAAATGGGGTACTAAAAAAAGGCTCTCGCCCAAGGCCATTCCACTCTAATGTAGTGCCCAAGGAGTACCGCGACCTCTTTACATGGTCAATTGTGCGGAATCCCTATGCTCGCGCGGTCTCCCTTTGGTGGTCAACAACCGTAGACCCGACAAAGACCCTCAAACAGAAGTATTGTTACGTGGAATTAGGCACCACGGATTTCACGAAGTTTTTACACTTCTTGTTGACTAAACCTCATATGCTTGTAGGGCGACATCTTGCGATCACGCAAACGCGATGGCTGCGCGATGTTAAACTCGACAGAACGCTGCGCTTGGAGTCTCTAGAGAGGGACCTTATAACGTTGCCATTTTGGCAGCCAGACATTAAAGTTCCCGTGTCGAATCCTTCTCATGCAAGAAAGTCCTGGACACACTACATGAATGAGGAGCGTGCCGCTCTCATCCGTGAGTGGTGCGACGAAGATTTCAATACCTTTGGGTACAGCCGAGAGTGGAGGCCATGAGTTTAATGCTAGCTAGTCCGAAATCCCCCCACCAGAGCCTAGAAACGGCCATCGCAAATGATCTAAAAATCCATAACTCCAGTGTCCACAAGTGTTTACAACGATTCACCCACCATCCTTTTCAGGATATTAGGGAGGGATGGGGGAGTGGGGGAGTATATAGGCCGCCCGCCCTACCCTACCCCCCCTAGTTTTGTGAAAAGGAAAGTACTGTTTTTGCGTAACCCCTTGAGCAGAAGGGGGTTACGGGCTTTTTTTCTGAAATTGGGTGCCGTTTTTAGACGATTATAGGGGGTTTAAGACATGCGAGTAATGTATAAAACGACTGGAATGGAGTTGCTTTCGAGTGCATTTTGGGGTACGATTTACTGATGGCAGCCAAGAAATCCATAGATATTGCTCCGATCGCCAAGGACCCCCCTGGGAACCTCTACATTCCATCTGTGACGCTGAAGGACCCCACGGCCGTAGTTGAGCTCGTAAAGCGGCTAGAGGCCTACGAGGGCGACGATGCGGTCATCGTAGAGGGGAAGCCCCTTCCACCGGATGCAGTTACCAAACTTGAGCAACTGGCGGCTGATCGCCTCCAAAACTCCTTCAATCCACTGGTCATTGAAGCGGCCTGCAAACGTAACAAACTCTCTGCTCTCTATATGATGGGCGTCCTCAAGGGCATTATCGAGAATTGGGAGGAGGACCCACGCTCCGCGATGGCCGCGATGCGTACAGTCAATCAAACAAAATTAGCGGCTGTTGGAATGTCCAGCAGCAAAGCAATGCGCGATAGTCTCCGGCTCGCTGTCGGGGAACGCCGCGCTATGGACGATATGGTAATCGAAATAAAGGAGATAACCGCCCGTGTTAGAAAACAAACGAATACAGGACTTAGTTCGCCAGAGCTTCCGGGGTCAGTTCGGAGCAGGATGGTCGAGGCTAGTCGGGTTCTCGTTCCGCCTACTGGCGGGAGGTCAGGGGGGCAAGTCAGCCCAGACGATAATGGACCTGGAGAAGAGACTCCTATCATTGATGTCGAATCCGCAGAAGTTGACGCCGACTAGCTTCGAACGCTTCTTAGATAAGTATGTACTACCGAATGTACCCGAGCCAGAACGGACTGCGGCCTTAATGCTCCCCGGTATTGTGGTATTGGCTGCTATTGAGCGCTTGATGAAGGATGATGCCCCCAAGGTGAAGCCACCAGTATCCCGGAAGCCAACAGTCCCTTCGCCGGTTAAACGTACGACTAGTAAGGAGTCAACTGATGGCGATGAAACTCCGAGTGGCTAGAGTCGGGCAACCGGACGGCCGCACAAAATGGGCAGTGGGCATCGTTCTAGCGGAAACTCTTGGCGATATGACGCTAGCGAGAAGTGGCGGCCTCCTGCAAGACCCGGACGGCGGCAATCTATTCGAGGCCGATGATATCCTCCGCGTTGCCAAAAGTGACATTATGACGCTAATTGACTTCGACATCTTTCCAGACCCTATTGAGCCCGGCGTTAATCGAATGCGCGATAGCATAGGAACCCTAGAGGACGACCCTAGTGACGACCCCCCAGACACAAAAAGTTCATAGAACTAAGGGCGACCTCTTTCCACTGCCTGATGACTACCCGCACCTGACCGCGGACGGCCGTCGGCAGGCCCGTGTCGCCGCCTGCTCACTCTGGGCGGACTTAGACTCCCCATTCTTGCGTATAGCTAACCCCAATCTCTTTGCGCTCTGCCTCAATTGGTTCGAGGAATACTACCTCAAAGGGTGGTCCGGAAACAAACACCTCTATACCTTTAAGAACGCTCCCATGCACCATGAGTGGGACCTGTTGATCTCATCACGCTACCGCTCTGCGATCGCAGGTTTTCGTGACTCCGCAAAGAGCACAAAGTTTAGCTGGCGACTGCCAATGTTCCTGATGCTTTCCCGCCCGCGAACTGAAGTCCTCCTTGTAATGTCAAATGAACGCCTCGGAAACCTCCGTATGGCCTCCATGCAGCTACAGTTCGAGGAAAATGAACTTCTCATGCGTGATTTCGAGCCCGATATGGGTCGCCTCAAAGCTAAGCGTTTCTCCGGTAGAGCTTGGAGCCCTGGCCGCTTAGAACTACCCAACCGAGCGCTCGTACAGAACTTCTCGGTTGGCTCCCACCAACGTGGCCTGCGTACAACATGGGCCATCCTCGATGATCCCGAGCGCGATGAGGGCGTTAGCAGCGATGCCCTCTTAGCCAAGTTCGATCATTGGTTCTTTCAGACTTTCCTGCCAATTGTTTCAACTAGCTGCCATCTGTCTTGGATTGGCACTCTGCTGGTCCCCAGGGCTCTTCTCTATCGGGTAGTCCACCATGAGGATACGCGGTTCAGTGGATACGCGACTGGCATCTATAAGCTACTTACCAAAAGCGATGATGGTGAGGACACATCTGCGTGGCCAGATCGCTACCCCATGAAAGACATTCGTTATATGATGGGAGGGGGCTCCCCGGATGGCCGTGTGCAGGGCTTCGGACTGGCATCATTTTACGCAGAATACCAAAATGAGCCCGCTCGCGGTGAGGCCTCCACCCTTGATTTCCGTCCCATTCGGCACACTTATCGCGTCCTCGACGAAGGCGAAAAACGCTTCACCTTTAATGTCCTTACCGAGAAAAAGGAGTCCTATTCTGATTGGAAGGAACGTCTCCTGGTTGGTGTGGGCGTAGACCTTGCCATCTCGCGTCGGACCACCGCGGACTACTCCTCCATAATCACAGGGGGCGTTGACGCCGATAACACCCTATGGGTCCTAGATACCTGGAGAGGACGTGAGCACCCCGGTCGCGTCCTTCTCCGTGCCTTGATGATTGCGGCCCGCTTCAAAGCTGTAGTCCTAGGCATAGAAACCAACGCCTTTCAAAAGCTCGCTCTAGACCTCGTACAAGACCACATTCGGGAGGCCAGAGCCCGCAAGGATCACGTCCCCACCATTCGTACCCTAGAGCACTATGGTAAAGCGATGGGCAAGGGCGTCCGAATCTTGGGCTTGCAATGGCGGTTTGACGCGAATAGAATTAAACTGAGGGCGCGCGGGCAAGAAGACCTCATCCGACAGATTCAGACCTTCTCCGCGGAAAGCTTGGGTCAAACGCATGATGATATGCTGGATGCCCTCGTAAATGTTTTGGAGGCACTTGGCGCTGGTCTCGGTCGTGAGGAGTCCAAGGAGCCCGATAACCTCCCGACAGAGGAGGAAATGGAAGCGATGGGCTTGAACCCTGTACACGTCTATAATGCAGGAGACGTGGGCTATTATGCGGCCGTCCAACGCCGCAAACAGCGTTCTATGGGTCGCGTTCAAGAAGACGCGCTATCCTTACCCTAGGAGATAGATGATGGATACTACCGGTATTTTACTTGTGGTTGCAGGGATTGCAGTCGCCTCGTTAGCCGCTAGTCTCATTATAATTGCGCTCGGCTTCGTTGGCTACGTCTACAAAGAGCAACGGGGGCAACGCAACGCCATCGAGCGCCTCGTCCAAGCATCTAGTACTACGGACCCCGCGCTTCTGCACCGTATCTCTGAGGAGCGAATCCGGGCACTCGCTGAAGAGCAGGCCACCGACATTCAACCCGCTATCGGACAGGAGCCCGTGGACACGGGCGGGGAACCTATTAGTATGCCGTAGTTGGAGGGGAGAGAAGCCTTGCCAACCAAGTCCGCTAAACAAGCTCGTACAATGAGAGCCGCCGCGCACGACCCGGCATTCGCTAAGCGTCTCGGTATCCCACAAAAGGTGGCCCGCGAGTTCATTTTAGCTGACGCGGCTCTCCGAGCTAAACAACGGAGAAGGGGAAAGAAACATGTCTAGTTACGAACCAAAAGAGAGCGCCGAGATCGTCGCCCTACAGTTCACCGGAACTGAAGAATCGGCACTAATGCTCCGCGCCGAGTTCGGCGAAAAAGTGTGGCCGAGCTACGGCGTTCGCGGCCGTTTTGAGGGCAGCATCTTTGTAGCTACTCTTAATGGTGTTGACTCCGCCACAAAAGATTATTGGGTGATTCGTGCGGCCTCCGGTAACTTCTCGGTCCGTCCCCCGGAGGACTTCGCCGCGGAGTTCAAACCAGTCTCGGTGGAACCAAAATGAACGATCAGGACCTTGTAACCTTTGTCAAGAAGTCTCAACGGGACTCTTATGCTGCCCGTAAGGACCCCGAGCACCAATGGCAGGTCAACATTGCGATGCTCGATGGCGACCACTGGATAAAAGCAAGCCGGGAATCTCGAACCGTTCGCCGTCTTGCAGACCCCAAGCCCGGCGAGGTCCGCGCCATCATAATGGAGGTCCACAATCGTTATCTTCGCGCCTTGAGCCGTTGGATACAATCTCCACCTAAAATAAAGGTCAGTCCCAGAAATCTTGCACCTGGGCCGATCTTTGCATCTCGTATGCAAGAAGCCGTCCTCAAGTCCCTCATCGAACAGGACTCAATTAACTTCCCACGAGAGTACTGTGCGTTCATTCGGTTTCTTCATGTTTGTGGGACTGCGGCCTTCCAAATCTCTTGGGACCCCAACGCCGAGGCTGGTCGTGGACAGATACGAATTGGCGCCGTCCCCGCGTGGGAACTCTACCCAGTCCCCGGTGGTGTCCTCCAAGATAACGACATGACGGGAATCATTCGCTCCCGCGTGATGCCAAAAAGTTGGGTACAGGCGGTCTTCCCAGAACTTGCCGATAAGCTGGAAAAGGGCGAGGGCGGCTCCCCATCAGTAAGCGGCTCCGGGGAGTCCCACCACCCCCTACTGAAGAAGGGCGTCTGGGTACATTGGTTTTACTCACTACCGAACCCCGATTTCCCTCAAGGTGAAGAGGCCATTGTAGTCCACGAGCAGCTTGCCGCCCGTGCTGGCCAACTCGACTACTGGAAGAGTCCACACGAGCGCGCGCTACCCATAGTTACCGGCCGCTTCGCGCCCTCTCTAAATAACTGGTTCGGGATGTCTTATGTGTGGCCGATCACGCAACTCAACCGTGAACTCAATCGCCAACTCTCCTTAGAGATTCGTGCCCGCATCCAAGAAAAGAACTTCACACTAGCGCCTGAGGGCTCCATCGTAATGAACGACCTCAAGGGCAACGACCCATCCCCCGTCGTTCAATATCGCTCGCATAACATCTTCGGTAGCACGCAACCCTTCCATACTGTATCGTCTGCTCGCCAGAGCCCTCGCGGCCAACTTCTCATGGGTACCGTTACCGATATGATCCGTCGCATGGCCAACCAGCCCGAACTCACCGAAGGGGATGCCCCCGGTCGCGTGGATTCTTTTGCTGGCCTCCAACTCCTTAAACGTGAGACCGGCGCTCCCTCCTCGCAGCCCGCCCGTGAAGTAAGCGACGTCCTTACTGGCCTTAGTAGAATGGTACTCCAGATGGCCGCCCGCAAATGGGACCCCAAAGATGAGCGCATAATGAGCTACCTGGGCACCTTTAATCTTCCGCTAACGATGTCCGTAACCCCGCAACTATTAGCCTCCCAAGAAACTCAGGTTCTCCCCGGTTCGATCACGACAGACGCCACAGAAGACACCGTCCAGGACCTCATCGGAATGCTCAATACGCAAGCCATAGACCCCATAGAATTCCGTCGGGGTCTGGCCGCCATCAACTATAATTTACCGGGTGTAGACCTCATAACCAACTCTGAAATCCTCGCCATGAGTGAATGCCAGGTCCTCGCGGGTGATTGGAAACTACCCGGACAGCTCCCCGAACCCATGCCACAATTCGTGGATGTCCCCCGTGTGATCCGTGTATTCAAGGACTTTGTATCCGATCCCATGTTCAATTTGGCTGCTGCTCCCGAGGTAAAAGCGGCCTTTGTGCAACGTATGACCGAGTATGCCATAGAAATGTCAGGAGACCCCGCCGGTCCAGACATTGACGAAATCGCAGAAATGTCAGATGCGGAAGCCCTCGGAGAGGAACTTGCCGCGGAAGCTTAACACTAGTATAATCTAACAGGAAAGAGGAGGAGAGAGAAATGGCAGACCCCACACAGGAACCTAACGTACAGGATGCCCCCCCTATTCAGGATGTAGCGTCAGTACCAGTACAGGAACCCGCCACTCCGGCGCCTGCTTCGACGCCTGTCGCCTCCCCGGCGGCTGCGCCCCCAGAGCAGGAGCCCCTAAATCTATCTGATACCGTAAATTGGGCGGGGGCTGATGGCACACAGCAAAGTGCAGCGATCCGCGAAATGATCGAAGCGCACGACACTTTGCGTGCCATTGGTGGCAAGGATGGCCTCGCGGCGCTCCAAAAGTTGCAGTCAGGAGACCCCGATGCTGTTGCGGAACTCACCCGAAAGATGGCGCAGAGCGCTATTGGGGAGACGCCCCCGGAGGAAGCCACTCCTAGCGCGGAAGGCCCGCAGTTAAGCCCCGAGCAACTATCCATCATGGAACAGATGGGCGGAATGCTCCCCATGCTCGCGCACTTCAAACAGGGTTTCCTACAGCAAACCGTACAAACCATAGTTTCACAGGAACAGGACCCGGAAGGAAACGCCCGTTATCCGACACTTGCTCGTATGGCAAGTGGCGGAGTTGTCGCTCCGGTCATCAATGCGCTACAGTCAAAACTAGCAGAATTGTGTGGAGACGAGGAACCATCCCCGGAAATTTTATCTCAAGGACTCGCCTTAATTGAACAGGATTTCACTGGAATCTCCCAAGCCCTGACCGGGCAATCAGGTACGACCCCCGCGGCACCGGCGCCTCCGGGCGCGGTGCTTCCCTCTCCAATGGGTGCTGGCCCTGCTACCACGCCCCAAACGGAGAAGGCCCCTCCCATGTTTAAGGAGGGTTCAATGGAGGTCTCCCCTGAGTACGCAAAGTGGTCAGCAGATCAAACGGTGAGGATAGGAGCCGCCCTCGAACAACAGTCTATCGGGCAGCTTTAATCCCCACCAGGGAGATTACATATGGCTGTTTACCCGATTCAGGTAATCAGCCCGCTACTGAAGGAGCGACTTGCTCCAGCATTAACTGAAGTGCTGAGTCACGTCGATCCTGTTACTCGTAACATGCAACTGAACACCAAGGCGGTGACTCAGTTGGGCCGTGATGACACGACCCCTGCTGCGGGCAGTGCGGGCACTTTCGTTGCCAAGCACCGCATTCGGATGGGACGCTCCGGTGTCCAATACTTCCACGGGCTTAATCATGCCACTGGTGGTGTTGGCAGTATTCCGATGCTTCCCGAAACTACGGTTTTTCCGAGCGCGGGTAAGGCGACACAACCTACATTCCTAACCCAGATGATCTACCTTAAGTGGCTGATGGGCAATTGCGCACTAGACATCAATCAGTTGAAGGGTATGACTCTGGGTCCAACCCTCGGCGACATCGCAACAATGGTTGTCACCGATCAGGCGTTCAACGTCGCCCAAGACATGGCTACCCTAATGCACGTAGGCAAGTCTGCGAAGTTGGGGACTATTTATGATCCCGGCTCCAACATTGTGTTCAACGACCTGACGCCTAACAATGACTACACGAATACTATTACACTGACGGATGCACCTCCGGGTCGCTTCCGTCGCGGTCAACGTGTGTCTATCTCCGCAACGGCCACCTATAGTCAGCTTTCCGGTGGTGTTTTCATCATCCAATCCGTGAACCCGAAGTCTACGAATGGAACCGTGGACCTGGTTCTGACGGAGGATGGTACGACGACCGTTACGCTGTCCACGGCAACGGAGTATGGTCTCTACATGGCGGACCCATCAGGCTCCAACAGCAATGCTTGCTCTGGTCTGCCGGACTGGATCGTAAACACCGGCACCGTCTTCAATCTCGATCTCACCAACAACCCTGAGTTGCGGGCCTGGGTCGATAATGGAGGTGGCACCAACAAGCGTCCTGCCAGCAATCTCATGTTTGAGCGATTGCTGACTGAGATGTGGACGGCTGGCCGTCAACTCCCAACCGTGATCGTCACCTCAATGGGTGTCTGTCACGCTCGCGCCGAAGCCCTCAAGGGTATGCAGATGTGGTCACCTTCTGCGGGTCTCGGTGTGTTGTCGGCGGGTGGCGGTAAGTCCACAGGTGATAACGTCACCTTTGGTGAGACCGTAATCCCGATCAAACCGTCAAGAATCGCCACGCCAGAACGCGCGTGGGGTATCCATGAGCCGACGAACGTTCGCTATACACCGGACGGCCTTGAAGGCGTCGAATGGATTAACGATCTGACGGGTTCAGGTGGCGGCCCCAGTGGTGTCTTTAGCCCGGTATCTTACCAAGCGGGCAGCTCTGCGGGCGCTACACAGCGCTCCTCACTGATGGAAGCGCCCTTCAGTGTCTACGCGGAGTTCGCGTCCGAGGCGCCATTCAATAACGCGGTCTGGACCCTACTCGAAGAGGTTTCCGACCAGTATAGCGTGAGCTAAAGGAGGGTACTCAAATGCCTAATGATCCTAAAGACCCCCTTTGGTTTAAGTTCCTGGAGGTATTTCACGCGCAGTCTGGAGGTGCCGCTCTCGATGTAAACACAGCGAAGCGTTGCCTCGCAATTTTTGTACCCTATAAGCATTACTTGAGGCGGATTGATTATGGCTTCGAGAATATCACTGAGGGTGCAACCATTGCGGATACGATGGTTATGACGCTCTACTCCGCGGAGAACGATGTCGATAACGATGACAGTCCAACACTGGCATCTAGTGACGCCGCCACGGAGTACACAGTGACGTTGACTGATAGTGCAAACAAGTATCACATCGTCACTGGGGTTCGTCCCATTGTTGCTCGCAGGAAGGTACTGCATGGTCCGACGATCTACATTATGAGTATTCTTGGGGTAGGCGTTGGTGATACGGTACTCAATCCTGTAATGACTCTGGCCGTTGAGCCTGTACCGTATGCGCGTTAAAGTTGGCTTTGGTCCCCGCCCGGTCACCCATTGGATTGCGGGCTCGGGCGGGGATAACTTTAAGGAGGTGATCCTTGAAGGCTTTTCTGCTTACAGATAAGCTCCATAGTATTGACCCCCGGCTTATTTGGGTGTGGATGAAGAGCCACGGTCGCTACGGCGCGTTTTTCCGTGTTCCAGGCTCTCCAACAAAAGAGGGGTTCCGGCGCGGTATCCCATACAAACTCTATCCCCGATGTCTATGGTTCGCGGCTCCCCACATGGAACCAACCGATGACGACTATCGCGTCCTCCGGGAAAGCTTCTACAAGTGGCGGCATATGACCACATCCCAGATCGCGGAGGCCGAGTTCAAACAACAGGTCGCCGCGGATGACGCAGCCAAAGAGCAATACCGAGAAAAGATTGATCCATTAGTGGAGAGTTCTCTGCGCAAATACGGCATCACAAAGAAGCGCTTGGGGGCTGTCGCGGTAGCTACCCGCACCGCCAAAAATGAACCCCGGAGTGCGCGATAATGGCAATCACTGTACTCAACATCGTTCGGAATCTCATCGACGATCCAACAATCTTAGGGCGGTTCCCAGCAGCCACCAACCTCGAGCCTTTCGTCGATATGGCTGTCGATCAAATCAATGAGGAGATCGTGCGCTCTAGTTTCGGTTCTGAGAACTTCATTGGGTACAAGTCCACTAATGTGTACCTACATGATGACATCCCGTATACGTCATTGCCCAGTGATTTTCGGTCCTTCCTTCGCCTCACGCAGCGGTCTAGCACTACGTACCCTGACAAGGATAACATCCTCGATGAGCTATTTCCGACGAGTCCTTACTCCGGAGAGCGGGGCTGTTGGATTACAGGACCCACGACCCCACTACTCTATGTGTATCCGACACCCATAAACGATGATGGCACCACAGGAGAAATCTGGGTTCTAGAGTACATCCAAAAAGCGGCCTTTACACAACCTACGGATGATGGCAACGACACCCTGGATAAGAAGGTCCTCGCTCTCTGTGTAGCGTGCGATCTATCAGCCTCAATGGAAGGCCCCATCCATGAGCGAATGCTCCGACGATACAATGCCGCCCTATCTGATCTAATTGGTCGCATTCGAGACACCCAGGGCAGAAATCACCCAGCGCCTGCCCCTCCAATGGCGGAAGGCTTCGATAGTTTTGATCCGTGGGAGGGCTAAATTGTGATCCGCGTTGGCCAACTTCAACAACTTGGCATCGGGCGTTTTAACCCCAACGAAAACTCGGGCGATCCAGGTCTACGTATGAACGTAGTTCGCAAGATTCCCGTATCTCCCGAAAAGGATATGATAGTTCCCGGTGGGCGGCCCGGCCACGCCAAACCGGGCACCATAGGTGAATTGTTGCCACCTGATCCTTCTTGGGACCCGTCACCCGATGCTCCAACGACTACATCCTGGCCCGGGAAGATTACAGCTAACTCGGGTTCCGGCCCCTGGTCGTATACTGTAGTCGAACAAGAGCAGTCGTCATCGGGGTATAGTAACTGGACAGCGAAGTCGGGGGGGAAATCTGTTACCGCCTACAACTTCGCGGAGGACGCCAACACTCAACTCAAGGACCACGTTCAGAATGACACCATTGTTCACGTGCGAGAGATCGGCGATGAGTATTGGTTTCAGGCGTACAATATTAAAGTTGGGCATGTGTTTCCTATTACACTTTCACAAACGGGCGGCGACGCGGGAACCGAATCTGCTGCGACCAGTTGGACGTACACTGTAACGGACGCGATAACTGGCGCAGAATTAGGCACCGGCGTCAATCCAACGACGGGCAACCATAAGTTTGTGCGACAGAGCCTTGGCCAGATGTCAAAGGCCACCTACGGTTTCGCTTCTTATGATGCTAGCGGCAACTTGGTAATCGGTTGGATCAACGAGGCGGAAATCAAGGAGGCTTGCTAGTAATGGCCAATACACCTGGTGCAGGTATAGTGTTACCAAGCGGCAAGGGCGGCGTCTTGTCCAGCGGTAAGGGGGCGTTGTTTAATGGGGATGGGAAATGTCCTGCTTGTTGTTGGGAGAATCCTCCTGGGGACGGCTGTGAACGTTGTAATACAGGTACAACGCCTAAGTATTTTACTTTGACGTTTACCGATGTGGTCAAATGTACAAGTGGTGATGATGCGGACTGTCCATTTGAGTGCATTGATGCGGCGTTGGTTCTGTTGAATGGAACATGGGAACTCGAACAGCAACCCGACTACCCGTGTTATTATATGTCGGAAGTTGCATTAACCAGTGGCTGCTCTGATTGGACGCTTCAGGTCCACATTGTCTTCCAGGTCGATCATTACGAGCTGGAAGCGCGAATGTATAAACCGCTTGGTTTACCTACCGACGGGGCCTATTTATTCAATGCTTTTCTAGCTATTACGCCTCCTATAGATTGCGACGCCATTGATGCTTCTAGTAACAACATAGTTGATTCAGCAGATTGCGATTGTGTTGGCCAGATTCCCATCGCCGCTAAGGATGGCCAATGCGCACATAGAGCAGGACGAGCAGCATGAGACAGTCGCCACAAGTAAAACGAGCCCTTCGTTTAGGAGTAGGCTTAGCTAGTGAAACTAAACGTCATATTAACAGCGGTCTTACCCACGCCGACCGAGCAACCCGCCGGGCCCGCGATGCAATATGCGCAGAATGCGAGCACTACCGCACCAAAAGCGGCAAGCGCTGCGCCCTGTGCGGCTGTCGCGTACCCTGGAAGATCGGTTGGGCGAGTAGCAAATGCCCCGATAACCCACCTCGCTGGGAGGCAGTAAAATGACCACTCTTCTCTTCAAAGACATCGTAATCTTCGGTCTCGGCTGCGCCATAACGGCCTTCATCACATCTAAATTCGTGACCCGTTATGTCAACGCCCAATGGGAAGAAATCTTCGAGGGCAAACTCGACGAATACTTCGCCGACAACTTCTCTAAGGACTCCGAGAAATGAGTGCTCGCCCGCATACCCGCGACCACGAGATCATAGCTAAGCACTCCAATATCCACTCCGCGCTCTACACCAGTAGATTCCGACCCACAAATCTCGATGGACTCTATGCGGGCCATAGTGCGTTCTTGGTCGGCTGCGGCCCATCCCTCAAGAGCGTAGACACAACTAAACTTCAGGTCCCAGGAGTCTTGATTGCAGCCATGAACAACGCGCCCAAGACCATTCGCCCCCATCTTTGGGTCGGCCTCGATTCCCCCTGTCAATTCCTCCGCTCCATTTGGCTCGATCCCACCATCCTAAAATTCACCCCGGCGGTTAACGCCGACCGAAAGGTGTTCGACAGCGATGCGTGGAAACTAATGGCCACCACCATAGAAAAATGCCCTGGGGTCTTCTTCTTCATGCGAAACAACATATTCAAGGCCGCGGACTTCCTCGTTGAGGACTCCTTCTGTTGGGGGGGCACGCCCGAAGGTGGCTTCCCGGGCCGTAGCGTCCTCCTTCCCGCTCTCAAGCTCCTCTACATCCTGGGCATCAAAACGGTCTATCTCCTGGGCACCGACTTCAAAATGTCTCCCGGTAGACCCTACCACTTCGCACAAACCCGTGACCAGCACACCGCCGATCGAAACAACCAGATGTATACCCTTGTCAACACACGACTTACGGCTCTCCGCCCCTACTTTGACAAGGTAGGATTCACGGTGTATAATTGTACGGAAGGAAGCTCTCTAACGGCCTTCCCCCGGATGTCCTACGATGAGGCCGTCGCCCAAGCCCTCCAGGAATGGGGCAACATCGACATAGATCACGAACGCTCGGAGGGCCTTTATGACCAACGGAAACCACACTAATGCGAACTCTCGGGGCTGGCTTCGTAACCCCATTCCATGGATCATCACGGTTGCCGTGATTCTCATTGGAATTGGAGTTGCCTGGGGCTCCACGATCTCCCGAGTATCCACACTCGAAAACACCCAAAAGTCACTAACCGAAATCGTGCAGTTGATACCCGCCAGATTAAGCGTATTGGAGCGGGATATCAATTGGATACGAAAAGACATGGAAAAGCAAGGAGACTAGTAATGAGAACACTATTCTATTCATTTATTGTTGGGCTACTGCTGTTTGCTGCGTTTGGTTGTGCCCAGAATACCGAGCCCTTCGCTCAACAGACAAGCGCCGTCGCGCAGGAGTTACCCCAGGAGACCGCCAATGATGTGCGCAACTTCTACATTTTTAATGGGAACGTTCCCCAACGACTTGCGGAAGTGCTGAACGCCGGTAACGTTGGTTATGAGAGTGATCCTCCCGTCCTCGCCTCCGCAGTCGTTAGCGACGATGGCGAAGAGCTTGCGTCCGCCTCCGGAGCTAGCGCCACTCATACCATGAACCTAAATCTAGTCTTTCGTGCATGGGGTGACAGTTCCCAGGGCGGTGAAGCCGATGGCTCCCAGGTCCAAGAGACCACGGCCGACCAAACTGTCCGAACCGCTCTCGAACTCATGCTCCAATACCAACAAGCGCTCCTCGCTCAGATGAGCGGCACTTCCGGCCAAGCCGTAGAATCTAGTACCGCGGACACGACCGGCGGCTCCCAATCCCTTGAATCCAAGATCGACATTTTAATCGAATTGCTACGGGACTTTATGTCAGGCAATGACGGTGAATAAAATGCGACTGATAGTAATTGAAATAGCCGTCGTATTCCTTCTGTTGTCGGGTTGCGCTCTCCTCTCCCAGTTCGGAGAACCCCAAAATCAAGCGGGCCTCGGTCAATCCCAAAAACACACAGACCAGAAGGCGGGCGGTGATGCCACCATCTTTGATGAAATTGGGGGTCCTACAGTAAGTGGCAGCCCCGGAAGCACCACAATCATCACCCATGAGAGTTGGACGGGGCGAATCTTAGCAATTGCAGCCGCTATCACGATAATCGCGCTGCTTCTACCCAGTCCCGCCAAACGTATTAGCCAAGCGGTACGAAAGTTAGGACCAACGCCCCCTTTTGGGGAGACTAAATAGTGGCCAGCGCTAAGTACGGCGATAAAGACGTAACGATTGGCGGCAACATGACGCTCGATATGTACGCCAACCGTCTTGTCCGTAGTGACAATCGTGCCCGCGAGCTTTATGGCTTCCTTCCAGGTGTAGGAAATCTACTCCGTCGTGATCCGGGAAGGCGCCCCTCGGGTACTGCGCTCCCCGAGACCATAGTAAAAGGTGCGGCTTCCGGTCTTGACATTGCAGGTAGGAACCCCTTTGGACTTATATACAGTGACGTATCCACTGTAAAATACAAAACTGCCCAGGGGACAACAACAGTATCAACATTAGGGTCTGCGGGCTTCGGCGTCTGGGACAATATGGTTGTAGCCGCGAACGGCACCGGTGCCCCCCAAATCTGGCGGGACGGCGACTTCCAAAATATCGGCATCCCCGCCCCCTCTCCCCTCATCATTATGTCAGCAACCCCCGAGGGCACCGAAAAAAGCAGCGATGTCGATGAGGGCAGTTGTCAAGTTGCCGTCCGCTACTATGACTCCGCAAAGAACGCCCGCTCAAGTCTCCTCTATGCAGTTGCGGATACCACCGACGGCGAAGAAGTCATGGACGTATCCAACGGTGACATCATACGGTTAGACTTCGCACTAACGAGCGTTCCTGCACGAGCGACCCACGTTGAAATCTTTCGTACCTGTTCACGAACGGGCCGCCACTTCTTCTTAGAGAAGATAGTAGGCGTTGATGACACTGGTGATCTCGCAGACGGTACAGGGACCGTTTACCTCACAATGTCAGACCCCGTACTCGAACGTCAAGACTACCTCTACGAAGAAGATAAGGATAAGAGTCTCCCCCCCAATGGTCTAGAAGCCTGCATCGTTGAAGGAGTGGCGATCCTCGGGGGTAAGGGAACGGCAACCGGAAACTACGGCGCCCTCAAATCCAACGAAATGGCCTTCTCTCGCACAGACATCGAAGAAATAGAAGCCTTCCCCGCCAAAAATCGCCTAACACTCTCCGACGTTGGCGATCAATTCGTTACTTGGGTTCAGGTTCGTGGTGCTGCATTTGCCATAATGAAACACTCTGTTGTCCGCGTGCAGCGGGCCGGTCCCGCCCTCTCTACCGAGCAGATCGGTGGTGCTGGTGTAGGCACCTTTCACCGTACTTCCGTCTTTAAGTTCCTGAACTACATCGCTTGGATGGGAACGGACTGTTTCTTCGTGATGGACGTTGCGGGGGGGACACCACAGCCAATTGGCCGTGAGGTTTGGCCGTGGATAAATGAAGCCATTCGTGAGGGCTATACAATTTATGGTGGCTACGACCCCTCCACAAACACCTTGAATTGGTTTAGTAGTAGTGCGGATCAGGACCCCGGCGGCGTATCTTACTGTATGAGTGATAGGACTTGGAAGGGTATCTCTGCATTTACGGATGGGGTCTCAGGGGTGATGACCGGTCCCATGATCAACACGGCTTCTATCGGTGGCAAGAACGTTATGTATGTCATTGATGCAAAGAGTGCCGCATCTTATATATGGCCGGTTCCTTCCGCGTATGATGCTGGGGCCCTGCTATCCACAATGATAAACACCAGTGGCCGCATTCGTCTTCCCAGCTTCTACGGAAAGAACCCACTAGCCATCAAGCAACTTCGCGCTGTTTACCTTCTTGTTGAGGCGCACAATACGAACAAGTGGTTGGAATCCGCCGACTACTACTCCATTACCGTAGACATCTATGTAGACAATGGCATTGAAACCGGCGTGGTCGGCAAACGTCTAACATTCCGTGTGCAGAAGGACCCAGATGATTACACCGATGATGGTGTCGCCGGGCGCTTCCAGGTCTGTAATCTGGCAGGAAGGGCCTTCGATCTACAAATGTCTTTTCCAGGAACTCTTCCGTGCCTTGATATTTTAGCCATAGGACTATGCTATACTGAGGACCCCGGCCTGACTATAATGAAACAGGCGAGCATGATACCGTAGTCTCCTTGGAGGGAGAGAGCATGGCGTACTTACCAGGACAACTCACCACTGGGGTTGGTCGCAAGCGAAAGCGCCGCCCTGGGCAGGTCCCCGACTATATTCTACAGAGGCAGCCACAAGCGAGTGGTGGCATGGGTGTTCTCTCCGATCTTATGGGCCAAATGCAAGGCCGTGAGCAACGCGGTTTGGACCGTTTCCGCTCCGCAATGGGTCTAACACTCTCCGTGCCCGAGCGCATTAAGGAATCCCTCCCCTCCAGTGGCTTCCTTCGTGGTGAAGAGTCCCGTCGCCTCGCTGACATCGCTAAGGCATATGGCGCCCGTCAAGCCTCCTCAATGACGCAACTTGGTGGTGCGATGCGGGGTGCTGGTATCTCTCCGGGCTCCCGATACTACAAACGAAGCAAACAAGACCTTGGTAGACAACTTACCGAGCAACGATTGGGCGCCCAAGAACAAGCTTCCGGGCAGTACGCTCGCTTGGGTGCGGAGTTCGGGCAACGTGGCGCAGAACTCACCGCGCCATATACCGCGGGCGCTCACGCAGGTGCCGCCCAGATGCTTCTAGGCTTTGAGGAGCCTCATATGGGCGCCGACCAAATGCTGGGGCCTTTGATGGCACTACTCCGAAAGCGCAAAACGCAAGGGCAAAGCACTCGTCGCCGGGGCGCTTATTTCTAGGAGGTAAACAAGATGCTAACACTTCAAGAGTTAACAATGCCGGGCGTAGTCAACCAATTGATTGGTGACGTTCCCGCCGGTATGTCTCAGGATCGTCTACTGGCGGCGCTCATGCAACTTGGACAGCGACGAAGGCGCCCTAGGATCACCCCGCAGCAAGCAGCCGTCCGTGAAGCCCAATCAATGCGTACTGCCCAGAACATTCTAATGGCGCCGCAGTTGTTGGGCACATATGGGAAGGGCGGCACCATGCCACGTCTTGGTTCCGCGCAGGCGCCATTCACGGGTTTCCACGTCGCAGAGAAGCCCATTCGAGATTGGACCCCGGAGATGCTTGCAGCGATCAAAGGGTTTGGGAGGGGCGACCAAGCATCGCCAGCGCCAGAAAAGGTTGATAAGTTGCAGGAAGCAATCAGTGCAATGGCGGCTGGTAAACGTAAACGCGCCGCTACCCAATACACGGAGGTTGCAACAAAGAAAGCGCGCGAGCGCTTATCCAAAAAAGTTAGGGGTACTGTAGATTGGCTCGGTAAAGGGCTGCAACAGATTGCAGCAACGGCATCTTTAGCGGCGCCCCCTACGACACAACCATCCCAGGCAGAAGCAGTAGAGAACGCCGTAACCCGCGATCCCCTTGTTTGGGAAACCCGAAAGGGAACAGTACGAAGCGTTGGGTGGCCGGATGCTTCACTTCTACAGGCGAAGGAGGCCCTTAAAGAGAAAGTAACTCGCGCCCCAAAAAAAGCAAAAAAGAGCGACCCTCTTGATACGATAATGCGTATTATTCTGGGCAACAAACCCGGGTATGGCCCGCGCGGTTTTGCGCAATGGTACAAAGAACGAATGTAGTAAAGTTAAGGCGGTATAATCATGCCTAGAGACATAAGCCAACGAGACCTGATGCAAATGCAAGGGAACCAGCAACTCATCGCGATGGCCACCCAGCTTGCAATCGCATCCAAACAAGCTCAAATCGAGCGAGAGCGAACTGCCGCCCAGGTGCGCCTTGGTGAGCGGGGATTTGAGATCGAAGAGGGTCGCGCTCTAGCTATCCGAGAGGAAGCCCGAGAGAATAGAAATTTCCAACTAAAGTTGGCCAATAAAGCCTCCGTCATTGAGGATAAACGTTTTGCTGCTACCACAGAGGCCCAACGTCGCAGTTACGATCTCCAAAAGAGCGCCCTTGAATCCTCTCAACAAAACACAGCTATGTCTCGCGCCAGTCTAATGATGCAGGCATATACAGCAAGTACCGCAGGCTCTCGCGCCTACCGTGTTCGACAGGAGGCGGGTCTTGATGAGCGATCCATTTCTGAAGCTACCCACGCTATCCAACAGTGGCGCCATTTTCCTGACATGGCCAGCAACATCGCCACGAATGTTCGAGGTGCCGCATACCATGGCGATGAGCCCACTGAAACCGCCACCAAGCTGTTCAATTGGTATCGAAGCGATCTTCGTAACCACCTAAAAGCACAAGGCTTCTCGGAGGGCACCATTGGCGCCGCAATGGCGGACTTCTCTCCACGAATGGCAGACAAGGTAAGTTTTAGTCTGTCCGAGACCCCTGTGGCGCAGCGTGACATTATCACTCGCGCCAGTCAAGCTCTTGGGGCGCAAGTTCCAATAGTTGGGAGATACCTGGGATCAGCGACCTTTGTAGATAAAGACCAAGTAGACCTCGCATTAGCGATGCTCGTAGAAGGTGATGTTTCTCGCCACTCCGCTACGGTTCGGCGTGTCGAGCAAGAGGCCCAAAGGGGAGGCGACCCACGAACGCAAGCTATGTTGTTGTCTTTGTTGAAGGGGTCCTGGCCGAAGGATATTCCATTTCCAGCTTCTCCTGGCGTGACCCCAACGCGACGAGGCCCTGTTCCGTCCCCCGAGACTAGGAGATAATTAGATGCCGATTCCACTTGTTGCCGGACCGCTTTCTGCATCTGTTGCTCGTATCGCTGCGCCTACCGTAATGCGGGGGGGTGCCAGCATAGCGTTTGCGCTATCACGAGTGATTAAACTCCTTGGGTCACGCGCCTACAAAACACAAATCCTCAAAGCAATCTCCAATCTCAAGGGAACCGCGTCCCGTGCCGGACGAGATGGTAGCGTTTTCGAGATTCTACGCTTATTCATTCAGGGTAAACTCCCTGGCGGCATCAAAAAAGAACACCTTGCGGCAATGCAGCGCATCGGCGGTGGCGATAAGGCAATAACCCAGAAGATTTCTAAGGCAGTCTCGGGCGCCAAAAGCTACGTTAAAGATAGAGGCGTAATGGCTACCGTTAAGCGTGGCGGTCGTACAGAGACATTAGCTAGAGTAGAGGCGGCTGCGGGGCGCTCTCCAGAAGCCCTCGCAGAACTCCAAGCTACGATCACTAGAGGTGAAGATGTGGCTGCTGCTGCCGCGAAGGGGGAGTGGCCAGTATCGTGGGTCCGTAAGTTCCAGGCCCTCCCCACCGGGCAAAAAGTAATGTACGGTATAATGGGTGCCACACTTGGTGGTGCTGCCCTCCAGCGTAGAAAGCCCCCCCAGACCCTACAAGTTGGCGCCCGGGGGCGTCCTGGACAGCCGGGCGCTCCCGGCGGCCAGCCAGACATCGCGGCACTCCTCCAAAGTGGCGGCCTAGAGGGTGGTGGGGGCATAGCCAACGTCAAAGAAATGACCCAAGTTATCCAGCTTATCAAGGCCATGAAGGAGCTTCAATCCATAAGCACCGCCGGTCAAGAAGTAAACCCCTGGCTCCAGGCCATCCAACCTGTAATCTAAGGAGCACCCGTGGCCGTAGACTTCATTACGAATATGTTGACCACCATGCTACGGGTCAACCCAACGGTTGCTACCCTTCTAACCACTAAGGACTTCAACCGGGCGGTTCGTGTCCTCGTCAGTCCCGAGAGCGCCCTCCCCGAGGACATGCAAACGATTGCGACTCGTGTCTTCGGTCTCCAGGAAGGCGTCGCTAAGTTCTTTGTAGACACGGCAACCGACCCCATATTTCTCGCCTCGATGATGATCGCAAAGCGGAACCCTCCGCGGGCCTTCACCGCCGATAAGGTGCCCGTCCGCTTTGAAGAACTCCGTCGCCGAATCTCTGGTCTATCCCTAGTCTTCAGGCCCTACCACTCCCATCTTGCAGGAACGAAGCTTCCTAAGATGCACACCCTTGTCAGTCAACGTATAACTCGCTTTCTCTACGGCAATACTCGTGTCCCCGGTGACCTATCAATGGGCTTCGAGGGCAAGCGAATGCGCCTATTCAACACCTTATCCTCCCAAGAGAAAGAGATATTGGGTCGTTGGGTACAAGACCCTTCATTTTCGTTGACCCCCAAACTTCAGGCCACCGCCAACGCTTGGCGCAGTGAGATCATGGACCCCATTTGGGAAATGATCTCTAAGAAGTGGGGAGTCCGCGGCACCAAACTCACTCAAATCGGCCAAGCTGGCTACATCCATAAGTACCTCCCCTGGATGATCCAAAAGGGCGACCACCTTACCCTCAATCCCAAGCAGATGGCCGTTGCCCTCCGCCATAAGACCCGCTCCCGTGAGATGCTTCAACTGCTAAATCGCCCAGGTGTTGACATGACGGATGTGGGCAAATGGGTCTGGCGAGAGGGCGATAACGTTGTCCTCGATATGAAGGGCTTCCAAAGCTGGCTGAACAATGGGGGCAGTACGGTCTTCAATCCCTCCCTTATGAGCCGTAAGTCGATAACTACCCCCGAAAATCTAGTCTGGGACATTGACCAGATTACTTACGAGTACATTCGACGAGCCTCCAAAACTTTTGCCGCCGCTCAACCCATCTCGAAATACGAAGCTGCCCTAGTACATGGTGCTGGCCTAATTGAGACCCCACCTGCTGCGCTCGGCGTCCTCAGTAAACAAATTGCCACGCAGAAGCAACGACTCGCGGCCCTCCGCAGCGAACTTTCACGCGCACGACAGGGGGCACCAATTGCAACGGTTCGTGCCGTCGAACGTCGTGCTATCAGCGCCGCCGGAAAACTCCGTACCCTCAATAGTGAATACTCCACGATTGCGGAGCGCAGTGCACACACCGCTCCCCTCCAAAACCAAATGATCGTCGAAGCCCAAAAGGTTCTCGACGAGCCCCGCTGGCAACCACTTCGCAACCACTTAATGTCTCCCGATAAGAAGCGCGTCGGTAACCTCGTCTCCGAATACATTCGGGGGACTGTTGGCGACCTCAGCGAAGACGAACTCATAATGTCTGCCTTCTGGCCGAACTTCGCACTCAAGGCATCCTCTTGGATTAAATCCCTTGGACCCAAAAGTGCGGCCGGTATAAAGGTCGCTGACTGGCTGGAAAAACAGGCCAGCTTCCGCAATGTGAAGCTTCGCGAGCGCGCTCTAACCAACTGGGTATACGCTAGCGTTCTATCCGGTCCCAGCTCCGCAATCGTAAACCTATTTCAGACTCCGCTGATAACCTTCTCTGAATTGGGTTGGGGGCCGGGTCTCCTCGGGGTTAAGGAATCAGCCACGCGACTGAAAGCCTTTACCGGCGCTCGCTTAATGAACCGCATCCGTGGTATGTCCCGTCGGCAAGCCACCGCTAACGCATGGAAAACCTCTGCACCGGAGTTCTCCGCCGCGGGCCTTGATATAGACCCCAGAGCTTTCGATATTCCAGATATGGCTTGGGGTGCCGTAGAGCGTCGTGGCATCGGGGGCTATGTTGAAGGCTTCAATAAGGCGCTCCTATCACTGTTTACTGGCGCCGAGCGCTTCAATCGACTAGCGGCCTTTTACGGCGCTCGCCATAAGGTAAACACCGAACTCGCACGTGGCATCTATCGTGAGCACTTTCCAAAGTTTATGACCGCCACCACTGAAGGTCGTGAAATGATCCGACAGTGGTACGGTCGCCAAGTAGTATCCGATACCCAGTTTATTCCGCATCGTTTGGCGACAAGTCCGGTCCTCGGGAAACTCCCTCCCACCCTACGGCAGTTTAGTACCTTCCCCGTACGCTCAATAAACTACCTCGTAGACTCTACGATCAAGGGCGCAATGTCCGACAAGGAACTCGCTTTAGCCGGTGGTCTCCAACGCGCTTTCGGCGGGCGCAACTGGGGTCCGATGGCTCGCACCACTGCCGCCTCTCTGGGCCTCTTCAACTTCTTTAGAGACGTGGCGGGGATCGACGTATCTCGTGCGACCCTCCCCGGCTTCATTAACGTGCCGCCCCCCAATGCGCCATTTTACCCGCTACCGATCCCCCCTATCCCGAGCCTCGGAATCGGCCTCGCCAAATTCATGGTCACTGGGGACGTAGACGCGATACAACCCATAAAGGTCCCCTATGTCGGTCAGATACCATTCCCTCGCGTGCTAGTCCCCGGTGGCCTCCCTCTAACGCGCGTCGCTCGCGTAATCAATCAGTTTAAGGGCGATGTCCTCTATGATGATACAGGCCGAGCCATTATGCAACACCGACCGGGTGACAAATACCTGGTGGCGATGGGTCTATATCCCTCAATGAACGCTCGTCAGCGCCTCCAACTCCAGCAACTCCTTAGAATGCGGGATAACGTCCGCCTCTATAGGCGTAGGCTTGCACACGCTCTAACGAACTTTGATACAGAGGCCGCGGATGGCATCCGAGCAGACTACAAAAAACGCTACCCAATGCTCCCAGAGTTGGCTATTTCCCGGCAGGACTTTCGACGCTATAATAGATATCAGGACATGGACCGGCTCACCCGGGCTCTCCAGACAGCAGGCCCCGCCGCTTCCGCTCTGATACGATAGTAAGGAGGAGAGAGATGCTTCAGATACCAGAGATTTTGAACTTTACGGGGAGTCTTGACACCCTACGTGGAGGCGCCCGTAATAAAGTACAGTTGAGGGACGCTCCCGCGCCGCCCGTTGTACTACGGCACGTCACGCGGGCTGGTGGCGATGAGAACCTTATCACCGACCTCAAGATGGCAAACATGGCCAACTATAAGGTGATTGGGGGTGCGCCCTCTTTGATCTTGCGGGCGTTTGCAATCGACAATGGTACGTCCGACGATTGCGATGCAGCCACGGCGAACCTCTACGTCTATATGTGGCCGAAACCGTACACCGGGGTCCTGGGCGCTAAGGGTATCCTCGCCGTACAGGTCCCCGTCACGTTCGGAACTAGTAAGTCAGCCACGCACCCCTGTACGGGAGTCGCCACGTCTGCAAATTGGTATGAGGCCCAAAGTTTCAACACCCTCGTCAAGAACACCATTGGGGCCATTGCTTACGACAATGAAGACGACGTTGAGGCCATGCTACAAATAGACCCTAAGGGATACGACCGCATTGCAGTCTATACAGATACTTGGACGGGTTTGATCGACGAAGTGCTCGTTAGCGTTCAGGTATAAGAGGTATTAGATGGCGACCTTCACCAGCATAGCTGATGGGATGTATAGCGTGGGCACGACCTGGGATCAGGAGGGCGCCACGCCGGGTGCTGGCGATGCTGTAATTATCGACGGCGGCTATACCGTTAATCTTGTCGCTGGTGCAGGTGCAGCAGCATCATTGTTAATCAAAAATGGCGCCTTGCGGATTTTCGACCAGACTTCAACGGTTGGGGGGGATTGCCGGATTGGCACTAATGGGGCAATAACTGCTGGCAGTACGGCAGATACCCTAGTAGTAGGTGGTGACTGTATTGTGGAGTCTGGCGCTGGCCCTTGTGCGATGGATATTCTGACTGTTACCGGGCGCATGGAAATCACGGGACGCGAAATAGGCCCGCTTACCTTAACCGTCAGTGGCCAGGCCGTAATATTGGGCGGCACGATTATTCAGTTGGACGCTAGTGGCGGCAATCAGGTTGTGGCCTATGGCAGCATGAACCTGGGCGGGAATACCAACATTATCTTTCAAGCAGCGCGATGGCGCCGTGTCCCCTTAAACACATACCGTAGAGGTTGGGTGTCCGGCGTCGTTGCCTAGAGGAAGCCATGACGCTACGCGAAATTACAATAAACATCCCACGAAGATATACACCCCATCAGTTTACGATTGCGCGTGCGCTACCCGATCACTTAGTCAGCATATACCACCGAGATTTCCATGAGGAACTTGACATACCAGGCGAATTTTTCCTTGAAGATCACCATCCAGCAACCCAAGAAAATGCCGACGATCTTTGCGGTGTAGTTGAAATTACGACACACGGCGATGACACCCACGATGCTTGTCTACACACCACACATGCACATTGGAAATTCCAGACGAATAAACGGGTCAGTTTCCAGGCCAGAACTCGACTCGCCAAAGTCGGCGGCGCCAGCTTTCTAGTTGGCCTAGGGTCACACGGCGCTGGTGAAATACTTGATGAGGACGGCGCGGGGCCAAACGATGTTACTTATGACGGCGCGTTCCTGTTCGTTACTGAGACCGCCGGAACAATGGCTAGCGTGTGGTCGTTCTTGACCTCCAACGGTGCATCTAAGAGCACAACGACAACGTTAGGAACCTACACCGATAACACCTGGGACGTGGTGGGCTTCGATTATGATCCGCATGATGGTGTTACGGGCATCCTCACGCCATATGTAGGGCACGACGGGGGAGATTTTGTATATGGCGCTACGCATAGCATAACGATTAGCGGATTAGATGCTATGATGCGTGCCCATATGTCTGTACGGAATGGCACCAGCAACGCGGAAACGCTAGGAATGGATTTTTTCACTGTTTGGCAGGAGCGATAAAGGAGAATGGTTATGGCTAGACGTGGACATCCAGGCAGAGGCTCACGAGGGGCTTGCGGCGGTACTCGCAGGCGAGACGGGTCCGGTGGCGGTCGGGGCAATCGGAATACTTCCCGGCAACCCCCAAAAAAGACATAGGGAGAGTAATACGATGCCCAACGACCAGACCTTCGATGTCTGCGGATTCCCACATACGTTGGTCCACGATGCTGAGTTTGCTGATCGAACGGGCTGCGTCGGTCAGGTCGATAAGCTAGACATGAAGATTACGCTATCCCCATCCGGCGCTCCAGCAGTTCATGTCCAGCGCGCTGTTCACGAGTGGATTCACGCCGTCGCGGGACTAAAACTGCTCCCTCCAACGATGCGAGAAATAGATGACAACGAAGACGACATTGATTGTTTGGCGTCGCTGATTACAGGTTTGGTGCTGAGGAACCGTTGGCTATTTGAGCCTCTTTGGCGCGACGCACCGTCAACTCCACCTGACTGAATCTCAGATCGGATGCAATCGCTCTGCGGCCATTCTTCAGGGCTACTGCTAGTGTAGTTCCACTACCCGAAAATGGGTCAAGCACGATTCCCCCAGGCAACCAGCCCCCGACAAACTCGCAAACACTCCATGAAGCCGGGAATCGCCCACGCGACCCAGGCTTCCCCCTTCAGCGAGAAATCAATGTCATAGGTCCTCGCATCCTCATAGGGCGGCGAGCAGAATACCAAGTCCACGGAGTTATCCGCTAGTGGTATATGGTGGACAGCAGCCTGTAGGATCATTTTAGAAGTTTCCTATTCATACGCTCCAACGATTTCCAGGCGGCATCTCGCGCCCTGAATAGCGCCCACCACGCGGCGTAGGCAGTGGGGCGCTGAGAACCAGCTACGACTGACTGGCGGCCGTCTCTTTCTTGGCGTAGCCCTTGACCTCGTTGGTCAGCTCGCCGGTGTCCTCACACTTCTTGAGCTTGACGGTGATCAACAGCGGCAGGTTGTGAAGTTCGACCGAGTCGTAAGGCTGCATCACCCCAACCGCCCGACAGATCGCCGAGAGATTGCCCCTTGCGATCTTCTGCGTCAGGCCGTTTGGGTGATTGATGCACAGCCGATCCCAAACCTTTTGGCCCTTGCAGTCGCCGTCGAGGACGGTGAACTCCAGTTGCAGGTAGCCGCCGTCACCTTTCTTAGTGGTTTTCATTTCGCTGGCGGTGATGGCTGCCAGATACTTGCCCGCCGGAATTGGCTCAAAATTGGCGGTGGGTTCCACAGTGCGCGCGTCAAATCCATTCAGGTTAGCCATTTGTTTATCCTCTACAACCTTCTTGTTAACCGGCGCGACATCTCGCGCCCTGAATGGTGCCCACCACGCATCGTAGGCTTCATTTAGGAGATAACAGTGAGGACTGGCTGCAAAGCAGTTGGTACATTGGCACCACTGCGCATCGCTATTACAGCCACGGATAACATTACCTCCACAATGCGGGCACTTCCTCTCGGGCTTGACAGGCTCGGTCTTGTCTTCGCGGGGCGAGAAAAACCCCGGACAAAAGGCTGCGGTTGCTGCCTCCTTTATATCTCGATCCATATCAGCCAATATCTTATCAGTCTCGCTATCTTCACGGGGCAGGTTGTTCCACAACCCAATCGAGAAACTATTCCCAAAGGATGAAGGCCCGGTCATGCCACAATGATGACACTCGACGTACCTGATACCATCTTCGTGTCCTTCGATTCGCAGATTGGGCTTCTTCTCTCTACATTCTGGATTTGGACACGGCTTCAATTCAATAGACATCATTAGTCTCCTACGTCAAAAGGCTCATTCACTTGCAGTAAGGCCCAGCCGTCAGGCGAAAAGGGGTGATTGCGGTTTATATGATGGAAGTGCAATTTACCACCATAACAAAAGATGCGTGTATATCGTTCTGGAGCTTCGCCACGCGGTAGGTCATCGTATTCGTCGGCCTTGTCGTTCCAGATCGCCAAGATGTCTGAAACAGTACGGCCGCATTTTGCATGATCGAGTAACGCCGCCCTGATCTTTGTGCGCTCCCCCCCTTCCACATGACCGAATCCTAAGATAATGCACATTAGTAGTCTCCTCTTACGTAAGCTTAACCACAATCCTATTAAATATCCCATGCTTCGGGTGCAGCAAAAAGGCTACCTGCGATGCCCCACAATGTTGGTGACTCTGCTTCTGATTATACTCAGTATACCCGCACAGGCACCCATTGATAAAGAGCTTCCCAGCAAAGTCTGCGGGCACATGCCAATGCCCAATAGTCACGAAGTCGAACCAGCGATCAGTGCCCAACCGTTTCAGCGCCTCTGAACTCACAAGATTCTGGAACCCATAAAATGGTGTCCTCTTATAAGCTGCAATCCCATCTCCGTGCATAATCAAAAATCTGTGTCCAGTAACGTGCACGACCTCCATCGCACTCTTATACGCCGTAATCTTAATCCGATGGTTATCCCGTAGCATAACGCACAGGATTTGCTGCATAGTCCACTCATAATTTGAGACCACCGCGAGCTTAGACGGGGGCTTCCTCTGGCTACGGCCGTGATTTCCTGGTATGATATAGACATCAACACGTTTGAATGCGCCGGAGAGCCGATTCAGATATTCAGCCAGGAGCCCCGCGGCTCTCGCGGGCTGCTCCGCAATCGCCAGCTCATTAGTCCTCACAAAATCCTCATGCAGCTCTCCAGAAATCATATCACCCAGAACCAAGACCGCGCAGTGTTCGATTTGGTAGGCAGATCGTTGCGCCTGTGTGTAACGAATAATCGTATCGCCCAACTCTGCGACCCGTCTCTCCGCAATAGCCAGATCAAACCCACCGAACCCTTGGGTCTCCTCGGCGCTAACCTTCTCCCCGATATGCCAGTCACTAATCAACGATACAATAGAACAGGGGTGCGTGCTCTTATGGGGTTTAGGTAACTGTGGTGGGGATTTGGGTACCGGTAATGTCCGGCAGGCATCCATCAACTCATCGCGGTATTCAAGCGCCTCCCCTAGGTACTTCTTCAATAGTTGAATGGTGCGCTGCCCCTCCCGAACGGACGCATGGGCGACCTGAAGGCGCGCCTCCATATCAATATCTACGGGTTCAGTTGGGGCAATCGCCGCTTGCGTTAGTCCCAACTGTCGCGCCTTATGACGAATACCCTCTCGGGTTCTATTGAGTGTGGTAAGGACCCTATTAGGATCACTCTCCCAATAGTCTTTTAAGAGATTGGTTTCATTTTGTGTCCAGAATTTACTCATCTGTCTCACCATTTACCCTCTTCCTTGCCTGGTTGGGTCTTTTTGCAAGGCTGCCCCCACTTAATACCTGAAAGCCAGGAGCCACTTGGCCCGTAAACTGCCAACCATTCGTGTGCATGGGTTCAAGCCCGGCCTCCTTAACAATCGCCTGTCCAAGTAGTAGGTAGTTGATCGCATCCTGAAACCGGGCATCAATGGGCTCCGATTCCAACACTCCATGATTTGCATAGCGAAGAATCGCGGTGATGCCCTTCATAAAGTAGACCGCCCATACCTGTAATGGCGTCAATCCTAACGACTGAGCAATCTCCTTAAAGTTACTGAGGCGGTCTCGCCCATCAGTGTAATCTGCCCCCTTAGCTTCCCGAATTCCCTTACACTTCTGTAGAGTTTCCTCTACAACCCTATCGAATTGCTCTCCGGTCATTTTTGGTCTCCTTCCAATTTCTCTTGTCTCCGCGCTAGCGTCATATCAGCCTTGTACCCTTGAAATGCCAGAAAATACTCAGCCATAATGTCCGTTACCGTTCGACTCTTACGGTCAAGAAACCTGGGCGGAATAACAACCCTCTCATCGAAATACCCGTCCGTCCACTTATCGGTAATCTCTGAAAGCCCTGCAACCCCTTCAACAGCAGTTGCAATCTTATCCCCACGGCCGACTGCCTCCGTGATAAGGGGCGGGGCTAACTCGAAGGCCTTCCCAATGGCATCATCAAAACGACCCATGAACTCCCGCAATGGCGCATATTTTTTTCCGACCTTCCAGTACATGTGTAGCTTCGCGGGCCCTGGTATATCAGAAAAGAATGCCTCAGATACATCGTGCAGTAGCGCCCGAATAGGGTACTCCACAACAGCAACCTTATCCTCGGGATCAATCCCAACAATCTCCGGCTTAATGGCCGCGGCAACCATACTATGCTCAGCAACCGTTAAACAGGGATAAGTGTGCCCCTGAAAGCGGACCTGCTGCGCAATTGAAGCGACCGCCGCCACGAAGATCGTCCCCCAATTCTCAGTGAGAAACTCCGGTTTCCCATAATCAATTTTAGTACCGTCATTTAGTTGTATCCAGGGCATTATTGGTCTCCTTCTTAACAAACCTTTCCATGCCGCACCGGACGTTGCTCATTAAAGGCCATTTTATCCTCTATCTCCTGGTGAATATCCATCCCATCTGCGGCCGCTAAATCCAACAGACGGATGATAGCATCAGCGATCTCCTCCCTAAAATTACTTTCATCATCCCGACGAATGGCCTCTGCGGCCTCCCCCAATTCCGTAACAACCAACATCAAAACGGCAAGGCGATTCCCTCCAACATGAACACACGGGGGTCGATGCTCCCCAGTGTAGAATCCCTTTCTATGCGCCCAAGCATGAATACTCTGGGACAACGCAGTCAAAGAGTTATACTCTGCCATCGGGTGGCTCCTTCTATTCCGCAGTAATCGTAACGCTATCAAAGACCCGTTCTATATCAGAATATAAATGAACCTGTACGGACTCCATATCATCCAGGCGCAAAGCATACGGTCCCTTTTGTCTAATAAATAACTCATGCTCCCGACTGTAACACGTCCCTACTGGAAGGTCCCCAATACACCGTGTCTTTGGTTCGGGTGTCACACATAGCGTAATTTTGGTCATAATGAGTCTCCTTTACTCAATCCCATCATCAAAATACCCCGTATCATCAATCAACTTCAAATACTCGTCAATAAACGAGTAATAGTTCTCTTTAGCAACGCGAGTCTTTCGTAGCACCCCCAACATCACCAAGTCCCCAACATCTCTCGCCAGTGTTGAATAGCTGTCATCCGTAGCGGCATGAAGATATTTCACTGTGGCGGCTTTAGTCCCATGAATAGTATCCAATAACTGTAGTGTTCTCTTGGTTAAACACCCCCGAGTAACTTGCCGCACCAACCATAGATCGTCCTCGATAACATAGTGTCGATCCCGAGAAACCGCGATCCCCTTAGCTAACGCAACAAGCTGCTTAACAAGTCGCGGGCTGACCTCTGGCTCCGGGCGATAAAGTACCGTTTGCTCCCCAAAAGCGCTATCCTTCCGCGCTACCGTAGACCGCAATCGTGCCGTCAACATCCCAAGATCAATAATCTTATCCAACAACTCTGGACTAATCACAACATCCCGAGAGAGGCACCCAGGCCGCTTCTCCAAGAAGGTCTTAACAGGCTTCATAATTTTCTGTTTGTCCGCCAGTGGCGTGTCATTGGCGAGTGCTGCCTTTCGAGCTAGCGCCCGTAAGTTACCATATGGCGGCCAACGAATCGCCAAGCAGCGCTCTCCAAGCGCTTGCATCGCGGACCGAAATCTGTCGATCTCCGGTGTTACCGCAGCGATAAACCCGAACTTAGAATAATAGCCACTGATGTCGGTTTCATTTCCATGCTTCTTTGCAAAGAACTGATCGTAGGCATCGCGGAACTGCCCTAGTATTTTGTCCCGTGATTGCGGCATCGTGGTCAGTAATGGCGTCAACTCCTTAATCACCAGAATCTTGCCGTTCAACTTTGGAAGGAGTCCGTAGTCCGGGCTCTTTTTTGCGCCCGGTTTCTTATACCCGGATACGAGTGCGGCGTCCGACATCTGCGACAACCAAACAATGTCATCGACGCCTTTATCACCACGCTCCCCCCGGAGTCCATCTAACAGGACCCCCTTCCCACAACTCGGAGGCCCAATAATATACGACCAGACATTCTCCCCCTGGAGTCGTTGCCCGAGCACTAGCGCCATCACATAATCAATCATCGCCAGATGCGCCTTCTCCAGGTATAGAAGTTCCCTGTAGGCATCTCGCACGTCCTGCAAATTCGGGCCTGGAGGGGGCGTCCAAACAGTCTGCGCCCCCTCCTCCGATACCTGGGACATAGTGGTCCTAACCGCTGACTACTCTGACGATCTTCCAGTTTTTGAACTCGCCGGATTGCTTCACATTGAAGGCAACTCGAAGGGGCAACGCACTCTGAACGGCCGCCAAACGATCATTCCCGCTCAGTCCAGTGGGGTCTAAATCGGCACCCCGCATCATAATACCGAGTTCCTTACGAAGCCTGCCCAGTTCAATGTCCCGGCGCTGACCAGCCTCGTTCACGATCCAATAATCACAAGTGAACTTGATGGGAGCGCCCGTCGGCCCCACGTCATCAACGGTTTCAATACTGAGGGTGACAACCTTCGCCTTTTCTGTGGTCTTACCCTCAAGGGCCACAACATCTACGGTATGGTCCCCCACATCGAGGGGGATACCAGACCCCGCTACTGCGAAATCCTTTTCGTCCTGCTCATCCAATAGTTGACTTACCAACTCCTCGTTCTCAGCCATTTGATTGGCCTCCTGTACTGGGGGTTATGGTTTCGCCCTTAATGAGGGCTTGCTTAAACGCATCTAAGAAGGGGCCTGCCGGATTGTGTCCGGCATTGGGATCAGGACACAACACCTGGTCCGGGAGATTAAGCCCATGCCGCTTCTTTGCCGCGTGGTGCGGATCAACGCTTATCTTAGCCACCCGCGCATTATGCAGCTTGCCATCTTTGTTCTGCATCCGCACAGCATCGAGGAAGATTGTTACGGCGAGGTGTGGACGAATAACCCGCCATGCGCGCTTCCCCATCTCGGGAACCTTTTTTCCCTTTCGCTCATCGAAGCCTGCATCTATCGTATAAAGTTCCGTGGTATGTGTAGTCATCCAAACGCCGCCAAAGAGTGCGCGGGCGCGTCGGAACCACTGAGCAAACTCATTACCAACGTACGCCCAACCTGCCCCGCTGGTAGCATCTGATGGATACTCCATACCACGCACTTCGCAGACGTGATTCTCACACATGGTATAGAGCTGGTCCACGGTGTCAATGATAAGCGTGGGTGGGGGGTCCTCATCCTTGAAGGTAGACTTCAATCTCTCCAAGGTTACAATAGTTTTACAGAAATCCTTCCAGGCGTAGACCAGCGTTCGTCGGCACTCCATAAACTGCCCGCTATCTTCCGTGAAAATGAAGATCGGGTTTGGAAACCCAGACAGAAATGCGGTCTTACCCACGCCGCTCTCACCATGCACCAGTGCAGTGATGTCCTGTACTTTGGCCTGTTTAGGGCTATAAGTCTCGAAGACATCGCCGAGCTTCTTCTTAGTGGTATCCGCGGTCACGACGGTTCGGCTATCAACCGTAAACTTAGGCATCTAAGGTCTCCTTTTCAGCTAACGCGAGCTTTCCTAGTTCAGTCGGCAACAAATTACCCTTGATTCCATATTCAACTAGCTTTAGTCTAAACAACTTCCCGATAGAGATCATCGCCTTTGTCTCGTCCGCCCGGACCGCAGGATGATTCTCGTCGTTGGTCGCGGTGAGTATATTCCAGTCGAGATCATTTAGGTCTGGAGACATTAGCAAGGTCCTTTTCGACACGCCGCATATAACTCTTGAAGGGTTTGGTCAACTGTCGCACCAACCCCTGCCCCCGAACATTGATAAGTAATGCTTGGCCAACCAAATAGCTCATTGGCTATATATTTCGCGATGATCTCATGGCATTGGCGAATATCTTCTGGGGAGAACTTCATCGTAGGCATTGGTGGGCATTTAATCTCCCCTTCGGTTTGGCCGTTGTGAAGCAAGGCATTCAAAACTGCATGGCCACGTCCAGTAAGGTAGGGGGCTCCATTGGGGTGAAAGCCTATCGTGTTTAATCGTAGAAGTTTGGAGATGATCCTTAACGCCTCCTGGTGGGGTAAGTGGTCATCGGAGGGGTGTATCTTCGGGCGTATATTATATACCGCCATAAGCATTATTCGGTCGTTCTCTTCAAAATCTCCAGGAAACAGTGGATAATTTTTATCGACGCTACTTGCCATGAAATTACTCCTCACATGTGATAAGCACATCCTCTAATGCCGCCGCATATCCAACCCAAAAAGACCTAGGGTCAGGATGCGTTTTTGGCCATGAATCAAACACCGCGGCCTTTTCGTGGGCGATCGCTATCCGTTTCTTGCAAAACTTAATCCAACCTGCTACATCACGCACTTCGTCTATTGACCCCCCGCAGCTTTTACATTGTGTCGGCGGGGTTTCCTCAAGACGCCCGGCCCAATATTCACCGCACAACTTACACACGAAGTGATTAACGGGGCTTGTAGGGTTCACGAGCTTGTAAGGGCTAACGCTTGCCATGATACCTCTCCTTCTTATCAAACTCATCTAGCATTTCAGGCGTAATCGGTTGCGTGCACAACTGTCGGTACTCGCAGGCCCCATATCGCAGGCAGTTCTCAGACCGACGACGGAATATTCTAATATCGAAACCGTACTCACAGCAGTACAAGTAATCATCCAATAAGTCTAGCGCGTCTCGTCGCTGCTCTCGCTCCCCAAGTTCAATATCATTCGGCCCAAAGGGGACGATCTCTCTCGAAAAGTACTCAAGTGGCCGCTTCAACATGTCCGCCTGAAGTCTCGCTGAAAACTCGTTAATCCCTTCATCCGCCTTGACGCGAAGACTCGGTGTCCGTACCCAATCCCATAGGACCCCAAATGGCGCCTTCCCGAACATCTTTCTGTACGCATAAGCGTACATAACGGCAGCGACCTCAAACGGAGTTAGCGACCACCTATTGGGATCAAGCCGCGTACCCGTCTTCGTTTCAGTTAGTGCAAGCCCCCGCCGCTCAATTTCCGCCATCGCATCCAACCGACCATTAAATCTAATCCCCTCGCATGGCCAGTTGGGCACCTGAATCCAACTCTCAACGTCCGGGCAATTCCACTCATCGTCCTCACCGTAGAACTCGGCATAGGCGTGTATCATAGCGCGAGTCTTCGCGGTCACATCAGCATACGTCAAGATATCAGATTCCCAATCGCTTGCTACCGCCCGCTTACGTAACTTCTCAATGTCTTGCTCCACCAACTCGAACGCCATCTTATGCGACTTCATGGCGCGGACAGTCTCCGTAAACGTATGCACTAGGGTGCCAATCGACGCCCCCTTCTTAATGCCCCGTGGGCTAATCTCTAGCCCATACTGATAGAACTCCTTTCGCGGGCACACTTGTCTAGTCTTTAGCCGACTGGGCGATATTGATAACGGCAATCGCACGGTCCCGAGCGGCGACGATAGCGTTGAACTCTCGAACACGGCGCCTTTTGAGGTCCCAGATGGTGTCCCCGATGGTAATGACGATGCGACTTGCTGCGACGCGCCCCCCCGCAAAGATGGGCGTGACTCCGAACCGCAGGCAGGTGGACAAGGTTCGCCGGAAGATTTCGGTCCCGGACAGGGTGGACTTTTTTGGCTCTCCGAACATGATCTCGGAGGCGCTGGCTTCCGTGAGGAGGATTGGGATTGAGTATTCACAGCATAGTCTCCTTAATTGACTGCCGAGTCGGGACCACCCAGATCGCCGCGTTACACACGCCGCAAGCTCGTCGATACCGACTTTCCTTTCGATTCCTACTATTCCTTCTAGACCCTCGAAGGCATAATCTGCGGCCTTAACGGCGACCGATTTTGCGTTGCGGCCATAAAGCCCAGGAAAAGATAGTGGCTTCTTCTCTCGGGTGTCAACCAGAATCATGAGTGGTTTAGTCACCATTGTCCTCCTCATCAACTGCCCTATCGGTTGCCAAAGTTTATATCGGGCTCATCAACTGCCCATTCGACAACGTGGCAATAACCATCTGGGCGAGCAGCCACAAAAGCGTCTGCCACCTCTTGTGTTGTGAAGATGGCGTGAATCTCATCACTAAAATCTGTTGGGCTGCCGGTGAGAACAATGAAAACGCTTTTATGCTCACGTACCATGAGTTTTCTCCAGTCGTCAGCTATTGGAGAAACGGCCTTTTGTAAACGGAGCGTATCCACATGCTCCATAAGCGCCATGATGTTCTTCTCGCATTGAATGATTCTTGTTTCTAAGGTAGCCGGGCTACTAAACATTATAGGTCCTCCGTAGTAGAAAAAAGTCCTGGGGCATCTTGATCGAACAACCGTGGTCGCCCAATTTTATGTAGCCCACACTCAACAGCCGCAGCCAACACTACAGCAATCGGAAGTTGCAGCCCCAGCGAAATCCGATAAAAGGTGTAGAGTGCCACAGGCACCCATTTCCCAGTCTCCAGATGCCTCCAAGAGTCATACCGCAGGTCCCCCAAATAGGCCGCGTCCCGCATTGAAACCGTGCGATGCTCCCGGACCCAGGCGGCGAACTTTTTATTGTCGGGAGTTGTCATGCGTGCACCCTAATTCTAGGCCCGCGATGCCACTTTGTCAACCCTTGGATCGTTAGTGTCATTTTGATGCTAAGCCCTCTACGGCAAATCCCAAGAGCAGAGATGCCACATAGGATGCAATGACCCATCCCCACCATAAAGGGTGCAAGTCATAGAGAAAAATTGAAACACCTAACGATCCCGCGATCGCTGCAAACAGTATCATCATCACTTTCAGTAATGGAACCATATTATTGTCTCCCAGACACTAAGGTATCACTTGGTATATAACCGCCAACCGCTAACGGACCGCATCTCATCTATAGAAGGATACCAAAATGTTACCCCACCGTATTTGTCTTTTAGGTACAACCGCCCGTTTCGGGCCACATACCAAGCGTAAGCTAAACGATTCCATTTAACATATTGTACTGTCTGCCCAACAAACAGTTTACCTACGGCCCATGTAAAGCTGTGGCAAAAGCGGGGGGTCTCCCGCTTCGCTAGCTCCCCGCGAGCGGCATCTTGAATCGCCACCAACTCATCAGTAGGGACCTCCCCAACCAATCGCGCTACATCCAAAGCGTTGAATGGGGGTGATACGTCCTTGGGTTTGGGTTCGTATAGTTCCCAATTAGTTGACGCTATAACTGGTCCCATGCAAAAACCCAGGGGGGCGTCGGAGAGAGAGTCCTGATGGACCCATATTTTTCCACCTTTGATATACCAATACTCATCACTATCACGACCAGCAGGGAGACAAACGTGCGCCCCCCTTTTCATCTGCTCAAACGCCCAACCAAAATCATGTGACATTGTTAATCTCCTACGCCCAACAGTCTCCGATCTCAACGTCCATTACGATAGGGGCCTTTAGTTTCCAACCGAACTTATCCGTGAGATACTGGGGAACATCTCTAGAGAAAAGTGTCTCAATTCCAGATGCAAGTAGGGTAGCCCTTTCTTCGTCAGCACTCCCTACATCAAACACGATCGAATCGTACACCACGAACATAGGAGAAAGTTCATGGGGTTCTTTCGGCATCTGTTCAACTAAGATGAGTCCCACGTTCGAAACCTCTGTCGCCCCGCCCTGAATCGGAAAGTTCAACGCCTCTCGTTCCTCGTGTCTACCGGCAGGCCCATGCGCTGCGATATTAGGTACGGTTCGCACGCGCTTTAGCGGTGTCGTTACGCGCTTAGTTACTCTCGCTCGAGCTAACCACTCTTCCTGCCACGCTTTAATGTCAGGAAATTCCGCATACCATCGGTCAATGATATCTTGGCAAGATGGCACAGATTCTACAATGCCCGCCTTAGCCAATTCCGTTTGTAGCCCATACGCAGAGCACCCATAAATGATCTGAAAGTTGGCGGTTTTTCCTCGTTGCCGCATTCCATCTGTAACTTCATCGAAGGAAACCCCAAAGAGCTTTGCCGCGGCCTCTTTATGGGGGTCTCTCCCATTCCGAAAGATTGCAAGCATCGCTTCATCGTTCGCGAGATCAGCAGCTATCCTCAGTTCAATCTGCGCAAGGTCAGCATTTATCACCAGGTTCCCTGGCGTTCTGGCCACATAAATATTCTTGAAACGCTTGGCCAATTCAGGGTCATCCCGTGGGGTAGTCTGTATGGCGGGTTTTGTAACCGTAATGCGGCCGGATACGGTGCCCCCACGATCTCCCTTAACGATATGGAACTCGGGGTACAATCGTGGCAGCGTGGTATGCTTCTGAATCCCCAAAATATAAGTACCCAGTAGCTTCTGTGCCTTCCGAAAAGTGCCATACTGTTTAACAAACCCCGTGGGGTCAAGCGCCTCCAGTTCACTACGCGCCTCATCGTCAAGCGATGGTTTGCGCTTCGCCGTCAACTTCACCACTGGTAGCCCAAGTATCGAAAAGATATACTCATAGGTTTTCTTGGTCGATAGCCCCCAACTTCCATCCTTCTTCTGCTTGAGGCCGACATCAAAATCATTCGGAATCTTACCGAGAGCCTCAGCAGCAGTATCCAGTCTATTATGCACTGCCACAGCCAATGACTCAAATGCCTTGGGGTCAATCCTCACCCCCAATAGCTGCATCTTAGCGACAGTTCTCGTCAACTCTTGTGTGAAATCCAATAGTGGCTTCCGCTTAGCCAACCGCAGTTGACACCAATCGTGCACCAGTCCAGTGATGTAAACGTCTTTGCCACAGTAACTTAGGAGTCTTTCCAGATTCGCTGTGTCCCCCGGATCAAAGTCCTTTAGGGTCTCATCATACGGAATTCCGGTTACAGTTGGACCGATTACCTTGAGACTGAGGCTCGGCGACTCTGGAAAGATGAGCCCACATGCCGAATAGGTATCAAACCATTCCTTGCTAAACAGGTCAATTCCCCAATGAATCTTCAGCCAACTGGCGTCGAACTTTAGGTTGTGGCCGATGATCGTATATGCGCCTTCAAGAATCTTCTTAACCCAAAGTTCTCCATCTTTAGCATGTTGAGGACAATAAGGAAGAAAGCCAAACACTCGTCGTGGTTTATTGATGTTTGCAACCCCAACGAGTAAAATACTGGCCCCAGCCTCTCGGGGATTTAAGCATGTAGTCTCAATATCCACAACTAGAGATTTCGCACCCATAAGCTCAACGGGGTCCATTTCCCACGCTGGAACAATCTCCGCGTCTCCCTCCGGCAACGTCCCAGAAAGCAGCGCCTCCACTCTCCGATAGTCCTCAGTAACCTCATCAACCAGTCGTCGCCCCTGCGGCCTCATCAAAAACGCGGGATGATAAGTAACCAATAGTGGAACCCCATTTAGATCATAGCGCTGCCCCCTGGCTGCTGACAGTGGCCCGATATTCCTCCCTAGGATGCTCTCTGCGGCGACCCGCCCCAAACACAAAATCGCCCGCGGCTTACACTGCTCGATTTCTTCGGCCCCATACTCCCGACAAGCTTTGCACTCAGCGCCAGATGGCGGCCGATTTTCAGGCGTCAAACACTTCACGACATTCGAGATATAGACGGGATGCTTATCAAGCCTCGACACCTTTAGATACATATCGAGAAGCTTACCAGACCGCCCAATGAAAACGCTGCCCTCGCGGTCCTCAACGGCACCGGGATTTTGTCCGAAGATGATGACACCACCGGGATCACCACGACCCCAAAGACAGGGGGTGTGGGCACCTTTGTGTAGATCGCATTTCGTACAGTTAGGATTTCTCATGGGTGCGCTCCCATGCTTCTAAAGCTTCCTTACCCTTTCGTGTAAGATTGAGGGCGCCAAAATCATAAGCAAGCAGTTCACGCTCACGTAGTTTTTTACGTAGGTTAATGTGGGGGGCCCCACAAGCCTTTCTTATGGCCTGTATCAACGTGAGTTCTACGTACTCCTCTTGTGTAATAGTTGGGGGACCCATATACCCGCAATAAGGGCACGCATTGGGTAACGCATTGCTTACCGGAGTTCTATAACGTTTATTGCAGTCTGCGCAAACAACCTCATACAGGCGTAAAACCCGGGGTTCGTTGAGATACCATTTCTCAGTCATGTCTTTTTTCTCCTTATTGCCAGCATACCCACACCTAGGGCATAAAGGTGGGAAATCCCCCTCGAAGCGATAAAAAATGTCACCACACTTAACGCACATAAGATCATAGTGGCCTCGTTCCAGATAGTGCGATGAAAACCACGTTGTATTACTCACCTGATTTCTCCTTTGCTTCCTCATCAGCGACGGCAACCGCCTCTCGCATTTGACAAAGCGTACATTTTCCACAGTCGCACAATGGCAATGGGGGGCGGCGCTCAGCGTTCAACTCATCTTGCCACTTGATATATCGCCGACATGCCGCCAACAATAGCGGAATCGCAATGATCTGATTTGCCACCTCATCGGAACATTGGACCTCTGGTTGCCCACAATGGGATCGAAGTTTCGGTCCATTGAACTCCTTTTCACCCCAGTTGACGCAGTAGTCGCCATCGGAATAGGGTGTCATTACAACTTTATATGACCATTTCATGTCTTGCCCCCCGCGCCATTAGGCACCCTAACACGAAACACACGGATGCCCTTTGCGGCCTGCGGGCGCTTTCTTCGAGACTCTGGTACCTCAGACCGATAGATGGCGCAGGTCTTGGGCGCCGTAATCCCAACCTTTACGCCTTTTCCACCATCGAACGCCTCTAAGACCCGGACCTCGATTTTGGTTCCATCCGAGCACTCCATTTCTAGTAGATCACGGGGGGTATTCGGGTAGCGTGATAGAACTAACATTCCCATCTGTAGTCTCCTTAAAATGACGCAACAACACGGTGACTAGAATCACCCTGTCGTCGGGGGTCTGTGCTCGTACGAGTTCGCGGTCGCATTCCCATGCACCGATCGCAGGTTCCATGACTATAACGGCCCCGCGCCTTAATGCGAATGGGCTCTCCACAAACACCGCAGTAGGCTCGCCTGTGCTTTGTTCCAGGGATTATGCTCCCTGGCTCTCCGTACTTTGCTATCAACGCGGGGGTGATTCCTTTAGCCATTAGCGGGTTCCTCCTTCTTCGCCTGGAGTTCGGCCAGTTTGGTACGCGCACCGAGCAAACCATCTATTCGGCTTTTCCAATAATCCTTCAGTGGGTCATTATTACGAGCAGCCACCTCATACGAATGAGCCACCTCTGCATCCAGCCACTTCTTTAACTCCCCCAACACGTCGGGCGTGTCGGGCACTTCAACAGAGAGGCGGTCGATAGCATTTGCCACAACATATGTGAAAATGTACCGCCGACCCTCCCAAGTAGGTGGCAGGCTCAGCGTTTGGATTAACCTTTGCAACTTTTCTGCATCAACCATCTTTGCCATCGTGATTCTCCGAGTCCGGCTCGTAATACTTATCCGCCCAACTGTGGTCGCCGCAACCCATCCAGCGGTTATATGCTTTTTCGACCACGCACCAAGGAAGCTTGTAGGCCAGCCAACGGCACACCCTCTTAGGCCATGCCATCGTGATTCTCCTTCTTCGCCTGGAGTACGTCGTATGTGTCCACCATGATTTTTACGCCTAGCCGAGTTGCCACCTCATCGTTCAGAACGTGTAGAGCCTCTATAATTGTTTGGTTGCTTGACTCCCTCAGCACGTCGGGCGTGCCCAGCACTTCGACGGCGAGTTCGTCGATCCAGAACAGCAGACTTTTTGGAAGCAGTACACCGCCGAGTCGGTACGCAGGGCTATCCTCCATTCGCCCTTTCAGCTTCTCTACGTCAACCATCGTTGCCATCGTTAGACTCCTTCCTTTCTAATCATCCATCAGTATGGCCCAATTTATACCGTTGCCGTTGGCAGAGACCCGTGTGAGCCGGGGCGGCAGGTAGACCGTTACAATCCTGACAGTAATTCTTACAGCCCAAGGCGCTTTTCTTGACTCGCATGGGCTCGCCGCAATGAGCGCAGAAATCACGGAAAAAGCATGATCCCCTGATTGGTTGACCGCGATTCTCTATCATCATCTGCTAACCTCCTTGAAACCAATCTATAAAACACAACGCGATTACTATCACAACTAACAGTAGAGTAAGGTCCACTATGGGGGCTCCTTTATCGCTTTCGTCAGCCGCGGCGGCTATGCGTTCTTCCACCAGGAGTGGCAGGCATCGCAACGGTCAACCATATCTCGCCATGCGTAGTATATATCGTCTGGTATGTTGTGATCTGGATCAGGCACGCCGTCTTGTAAATCGGCTGCGATCCTAGCGTGCTGCCTGGCCGTCGTCATATGTCTGCGTATCGCACGTTTCAGTTCACGAGTGGTCATTATTTCGCTCCCGTAAAGTTCGGTTAGAAGTATCCCTCAAAAGGCATATTCACCCGACCGCAGCGAGAACAAGTGGCATTTGGCATTCGCACTTCGCCGTGCTCGTTCATCCATACCTGGAGATCAGCTTTAACAAATCGTGCACATATTGGACAAACTGGTATAAACTGAGCGACGCCCCCGTCAGCACAGATGTATGCTTTTCGGTGTAATTCTGGATAATCCCCTGTCATTTCGGTCCCGTAAAAGCCGCAGCAAACGCCGCGTAGTCCTCTAGGTCCACATCCCCATCCCTATCGGCGTCGAATCTATTTCGTAGAGTCCAGCCCGTTATGTACGTTCCCGACACGTCAAAGTGTAGATCAAGTATCTGGTTGCCCGCAGGCTCTGGGAGCAAGCAGCCCCCAACAATTACGCCCGGCTGAGTGCTGGTGGGTAAACTCGCCCCGATTCCCAGGACGGCCAGGATTAGCAGGATTGGGAGGTATCGCATATTGAACTCCTTTACTGCCCCGCGTAGGATTCGAACCTACATCCTCAACTCGAAAGGCTGAGATGCTGCCCTTGCACCAGCGGGGCACATTCACTTTTCAAATGCGGCGGGCTGGTCGCGACCCAGCTCAAACGGCTCGGCTCTTGGTGGGCAATGCGGTGACTCGCTTGTACCCCACTGAACGCCCGCGAACACCTAGGACGGATTATCCACTTTACCGTCGTCTATTCACGCCGCCGCCGCATATTCACATGTCAAAGAGCTACTGCGTGTCTTCTTCTCCGCCGCTTGCGTCTTGAGCACCCCCCACTCCCGGCGCAATCGGTTGACCTTCATCACAGCGGTCTGAATCGTTTCGAGTCGCTTCAATGCTCGCGGCATTTCGGCGAGCCCCACGAAAAAGCTCCTCGCCCATCTTCATTCCTAAGACCACAGCTCGTACTTGTGCATCAGACATTATCAAGCTCCCTTATCAAACTACCTGACTCATTCCTTCCAGCTCATCAATCAAGGCACGAAAGCGCGACTCGACATCCTCCAGGACACCTGCAAGCGTGTTCAAGTCGGGATTATTTCCGGGCTCTGTTGGGATTACATGAGTAGGCAATCGCTTGGCGATAACGCCGACGATCCGCTCAGTGATAGCCAATTGGGTACTGATGCGATCTGCTACACACCGTAGCTCAGGAATCTCTGCTATATCTTGCTTGGGGTCCATTTCGCTCTCCTTATTCGCTCGCCCCGACGAACCAACCATCGAGGTTCAGCCTCTCGGTGAACTCCTCGAATACCCGCTCGGTCGGGCCGGCTTCAATGCACGCATGGTGCATGGCGTTGCTAAGCGTCTGAGCAATATGTTCTTCGAGCATTTCCGACCGCTCAGCCTGCCAACCATTGTAGAAGTTCCTAAACAACCGTTCCAACAACAATGTCCTAGAAGCAATAGGCGAGGGCTCTTCATTTCGCGCTATCAATGCCATGTAGAAATCGCTGTATCTTGCAGGCCGGTTCAATCGGCCCTTTTTGGCCCCGGCCTTCACTGCTGCTGCTTCAACGCCCATCGCCCACGCCACCTTTACCGTCAACTCAGGATCATCCCACCGTGCTATATTAGGCATTGCAGTCCTCATTTTGGAGCAGATAGAGCAAGTCCCACATTTCAGCCCGGAGACGAGCTAGGTGGTGCTCGGCGTGAGTTACACGATACCGGTCATCTGCGACCGTGATCCGCTTGATACGCTCCTGAATCTGCTCAGCCTTGGTTGGTGGTGCAGATTTGGCGGGCTGATGGGGGCCACCAATCTGCACAATTAAATCCCAAAGCAGGGAGCGCAGTTCTATGAGATACCGCGTCTCTAGGGTCCGCAGATAACGGTCATCGACCTTCGCTACCCGCCTTATGCAATTAGTAATTGCCTCCTGCTGTTTATTCGTGGTCATCATTAGTCTCCACTAATTTAGGCCCCTCGATGGGGGGCATTTTATCGAGTGAAGGAGTCTCCAGTGCACGAGCGACAAAACTATCCAAGCGCCTCCGGCACTTCGCGCAGAGATCAAGAGCCTTCTTAATGGGAATAGTTCCATCTTGGTACCCAGAATGTATTGAGAGGACTAATTCTACACTTACCACATCTCGAAGTTTGGTCTCCATAACTCCACACCGATCACATCGTTTGGTTGGTACGTTTTCGGTGCTCATAATTGGTCTCCTTTATCGCATCGTGTAAGAATCTTAACCATTCCAAGAGGGGCCCGAAAGCTTGCATTGGACGAGTCGCACGGCTGGTGTTCGGATGGTGCCTTTAGGACGCGCCGATGGAGAACTCCCTGTCTTCTCATAATCACAAAGCCAAATCTCCCAACAAACATAAGTATCTGCATTGTAGACAAGTTTAGTGAACATGTAGTTACCAAACCCTTCTGCAAAGGTCAGGGCTGCGTCGTAGCTGGCAAAAACTGAGAGGCGCGGGTCCTCGTGAGACCCACGGGGAAAGCGGCGTGACCAAACATCTTTCTCGTATGTTACCTCCTGATCATCCGACATAACAAATGAAACTCTCTCCCCAT